ACGGCGACCACCGAGATCTACACACTGCATATCGTCGGCAGCGTCAGATGTGTATAAGAGACAGATATAAATACTGTATTATGTATATCACCAGATAACGAAAACTATAAGAAAGAAGTATCAGATAGCTTTGTAGATATGATTTTTTATATTGCAGATCATATACAAAAGCCAAGTAATGACAATATAGAGCTATTAGATAAAATGTTTAATACTTATGTGAGATTATGCAGTAAATATCATGTATTACCAACCCTAGAAGTATTTAGCTTTTTAGTTGGGATTAATCGTACAACGTTTACTGACTGGATGAATGGAGTGTATAGAACAAACTCATCACATGGTGACACGGCTAAAAAATGGTTTGATATTTGCAAAAACTGTGCAATTAATAGACTACATAACCAGACCGGAACAAATGCGAATTTGATATTTGTTGCAAAAGCCGCCTATGGCATGGCAGAAACTGCACCAGTGCAAGTTGCGCAGCAGTACGGCGTACCACAGCAGACCGCGCAGCAGATCGCAGAGAAGCACAAAGCCGCTTTGCAGCTTCCGGAGATGGAAAAACCGGAGCTATAAAGCCTGGGAGAACCAATAGAAGCGGTAAAAATGTACACAATGGACGGACAAAAGGCAGTAAACACATGGGATTATGCAACATGTACAGTAATAACGATTATAATTGTGCATGATGTATAGATTTTTGAAGACATCTATATAAAAAACAAGTGTTTATCATATAGATACATATGTTCGAGAAAATACGTTCGGTAAATTCTACTTGACCATTGCTAATGGCATACGATAAACAGCGACCAGGTAAGGGCAGCGGGTCCCATGGGGCGGCGGGCTGACTTGCCAGCGTCTGCACTGGATGACCGGGAGGGGGGTATATATAGACCTCTGGCTGGCGTAGTCAGTTCCTCGAGTTTCCAAAAAAACAAAAAGAACTCTTTCAACATCAACGACTCCACATGGCAGGGATAGTGATTGCAACACGACAAGCAGTAAGCCTTAACTGTTTCTCTGCCAACACTAAATAAGGCAGTACCAAGAAAGGCAGGTATAAAACATGAAGATAGGATACGCAAGAGAATCTGGATTATGGTTCCCGTTGGAAGCAAAGAAAAAGATACTTTTGAACGAAGAAATTGACTCGTTTATTTTCGATTTGGCAGATGAAAATAATAATTTTAGACTTCTTTGTGAAAACATGAAAAAGGGTGATTCATTAATTATTTGCGGAGTTGATGATATTGGAAATACCAAGAATGAAATCGAAGAAATATGGAGACGGCTTTGTAATTTGGATATTGAAATCTATGTACTCACAGCTCCGACGTTGTTTTACAGTGAGAGCATGACACTAGAACAATCGTTTATAAGAGATGTGACACGTAGCGTACTTGCTTCTCAGGTTGAAATTGCTAATCAGAAATTAAAAGCAATAAACGATTTGTGATAACTGATAACATTCGCAGAAAGGTAGGCACAAGATGGAAAAAATAGTAAGCAATGACGGATACCTTCGGTCAAGGTTGATGGATATAGCACAACAGCTTTTGAATATTTGTAACGAAACCGGAAATTCAAATATTCAACTCATGACATCATCTTGTGAGAATGGGAAAGGTATTACGCTTCTGGCTAAAGCCGATGACAAACCGATTCTTTCCGTAAAGATGGATACTGCCTATGAAAAAGCATAACCCACAATCCGAATCCATCCGCATCCGATTTTCCGAAAAACAGAAAAAAAGGCTCCTGGAAGAGAAAAACCGAACAGACAGGAGCGTATCGGATATTGTGAGACAAGCAGTTGATGAATATTTCGGGAGGAAAAGACGTGATTAAATTTTTCTTAAAAAATAAAAAAGTCGTTTCGGAAACAAACCAAGCATATGAAAATGTTGGACAGGAATCCCCGGCAATTCGGAAACTGGTGAAGCCAATTCACGCAAAAGCAATATTAGCTGATGGAAGATTGTATGATACTCAAACTGCCACATATGTTTGTGAGTATGGAAATCTTTCTTTGTTTGTTACAAAGAATGGCAGATGGTTTGGCGCAAAATCAAAATCTGAATTAGCTGGTTATAGTGTTGATGAAAACGGAGACAGAACCGCCGAGTACAAAGTGATGTATTATGACTTGGAATGTATTGATAAAATTTTTGTGATGCAACATCTGTGGTATTACAACCATAAGCTTTACAAGAAATATTTCGGGGAGGTGGAAGAAGGATGAGTGTCGCAAAAATCACAAACCCCAACCCCTATGGCTGGATTGGAACGAAATGCTTCATTGATGGAAAAGAAGTTCCGAGAGTAAGATCAATAGATTTTCATGTAGCAGTAGATGAAGTTCCAGTATTTGAGTTTGAAATGATGGCTGTTCCAGACATTGAAATGGAGTGCTTGGCACAAATTAGTGTCACTTCTCAATCAATTACTGATGCAATTTCAGTTTTAAGGCACGAACTGCTACAACACGGAGAAATTTACAATGGATTCAAAGCAAGCCTAAAATCGGCTTTAGAATCATACAATTACTGTGGAATGCCATTTGAGCCAGAGGAAGAGATTGCAGAAAAAATTCTGGACTTCTTAATTGGGGAGGAAAAAGAAAATGAATGCACTTAATGTAATCGGAACAGCTGTAAATCTTGCATTTTTCGTTCTGGTTCTTGCCGGTACTTTAGCCATACTGGACGAAGAAGGAAAGACAAGCGTAATACAGATTTTATTCTGTATTTGTTTAGAAATATGTTTCGCACTGAATATTTTCTTAATTTGCACGAGGTAAAGGAGGATATAGAAATGAAATTTTCAGAAGCATTAAAACTTATGAAACAGGGAGCAAAAGTGAAACTTCCAGGATGGAATGGTTACTGGTGTTGGGACGATGAAAAACAGACGATTATGATTCATTGCAGACCAAAAGATTCCGATCAAGGCCAGGGAGCAGTTCTCGATATCCGTGAAACACAGAGAGTAGAATATACTTTCATGCACACACAGCGAGATGACTGGATGATTGCTGATGAGAATAACTGTGGTGTTCTTGGTGGTCAGTCAACATTTGGATTTGGTGACGCTATCCGTTATCTGAAAAGAGGACTTAAAGTGTCTCGTAAAGGCTGGAATGGAAAGAAACAGTACATTCAGATTGCCACTGGAATTTCATATAAGACTGCTGATAATGAAATTGTAAATTGTGAACATGATGCAATCGGAAACAAAGCCATTGCTTTTGTCGGAACATCTGGCGTACAGATGGGATGGCTTGCATCTCAAGCAGATATGTTAGCAGAGGATTGGATTTTTGCAGAATAAGAGGAGAACCCCATGTATCTACTAATTCCAATTAGAATTATCCCGATTGAGTTAATCGAAAGGGTTAAATTCATAAAAGCGCCGCTTCGACTTAATCCATGTAGGCTCGGGAAAACCTATGAAAGTGATAAGTCGAGGCATCCAGAGTAGCTTAAGTGTTAATTACTTATTATACTAATTACATAAACTTATATATCACGATTTCCCCGGGCTTTAATGGTGCGCCCGGGTGATAATGGGCTATCGCCAAATGGTTAAGGCACAGCACTTTGACTGCTGCATTTGCTGGTTCGAATCCAGTTAGCCCAGTTTGCGGTTTCGCTAATGCCGCAAGTTCATTTTATAACACTCTTTTCTGAAATCTAAAAGTGTTTCAGAAAACCTTTGTTGCGGCTAGTGGTCAAGAACTGCAACAGTGCCGGATTGTTTGTCATGGCGGTCAAATAATTCGGTATCTTAGGAAGCTTAGTTCAGCGGTAAGAGCAACGGCCTCATAAGCCGTAAGTCCTGGGTTCGAATCCCAGAGCTTCCATTTCTTCTAAATGCCATTCATCCGTAATATGGGTGGAAAAAACTTCCAGTTGAGCGTGTGGATTAGGTAAATTTATAGGTGCGATACGGCGTAGCCTAAATGGATCTGATTTCCCGGCTGGTATATCTCGGAGTTAAAAACATTAACGCAGCGCACGTTAATAAAAGGAGTTTTCAAGAGATGCCGTTCAAAGACGCATAAAAATATCCAGTGAATCTACAGCACTAAAACTTGTAGATAGTGGAAAGCATAACACGATAAACCTATTGCTAACCCGGAAGAACCGGGTTATTCGGAAAGTGCAAGTAACTGGGAACGGGCTAGTCGACTAGGTCTTGATGGTTCGAATCCATCCTTTCCGATTGTTTGGAGACTGAAAGTTTGGTGGTAGGAAAAGCACAGAGCAGTGCGTAGGAATGTATAACCGAGTTCCGAATACGTACTGTTTATCGGTGATATAGTGACTTCCTCTAGTAGTCAATAAGTGAACGTGCTGAAATGGTTCTTCCAAACATGTACATAGCAGGATAGAGAAGCGGAATCTCACATGGCTCATATCAATGGAAACGGCGGTTCGAATCCGTCTCCTGCTATTCCATCTACCAAGTGTAGATAGGACATCTGACTTTAGCATAGCTATTGTTAGTTCTTGCACATAAATGCGGATGCGTTTGCGTGCATTCGTGCAGGCATATAGACGCAACTCACTAGCGATCTTGTGCAAAAACTTTTTAGAGAGATAAGACCAATGCCCGTGAGGAGTGATAGTCGGGGATTCTAAAAAAATCATCTAGTTTAGCGTTTTATGATGAAAAAAGAAACATAGCTCAGTGGTAGAGCAATGATATTGAATATCATGTGACACAGGTTCGATTCCTGTTGTTTCTATCTGGCAAATTGCCATTGCCAGAAGTTGCATTTTCCCCCTTAAAGTTCCAGTGCTTCTCGTTGGGAGATTTATGCCGTTCAAGTCGGCACACTGGATTTTTCTAAATCGAGGTAATTTATGAACGAAAAAAGTTGTAAGAATTGCAGAAAACACGATGGCTTCACATGGGTTTGCTTCAATAGTGATGGAAAAACAAGGAGGCATAGTACCGATGAGCGAACTTTCTGAACTTATAAATAGAGGTGGTTTAATTGATGATTTTAAGATAGAAAAATCCAAAGATGAACCACCTACACAACCAATAAAGTTAGCTGATTGGCTGATTGACAGAGGATTGAAAGATGGAATTCGTCTGTATGGGAAAAATGATCTTAGAAAAATTGCAAATTACTTACTGATTTACTGTGGTGATGAAAATGATTGAAGTATGCGGTAAAGAAATAAAAGACGAATGTTCAAACTGCGGGAATATCCTTGAATGCGAGCTGTTCCGCCAGGGACATGGCATAAAACAGGAACGTGAAAACATAGCTAAAATGATTGCCTGCCAGATGAAGCATAGGGAGAAGAGGGAATTTGAATGCTAGATTTACTTGATAAACGCAATTGTCCTGTTTGCGGTGGAATATTGAAATGTGAAAATGCCGATTTCACAAACCCTTTTATAGAAAAAGGACTCTTTTTAAATGTGACATGGCAATGCACCAATTGCGGCGCTGAATATACTGCAAAACTTGAATTAACTTCAAACGGATATGATGTGCAAGACCGTGAAGCACATATTGATGTAGAGGATAATTTTTCAGCCGAAAAATTTATGCTTGGAAGAGACAATTTTCGAAGACAGAGGTGGTAAATATGAAATTTGAGGATATGGCAAACTGGACAGAAGAACAGTTGAAAAATGAAGTTGTTCGTTTGGCTGATGAATGCGAGAAAAAACAGCATATAATCCTGGACTATAAAGCTTTATCGGAGACACTTAACCAAAAGCTTCTTGAAAATGATAACTGGAAGATTCCGATTGATGGAATTGAAAATGTAGATACTGGTCATCCATCTATAGAATGGTATGAACAACGACACCAGGATGACTGTATTAGAATCAACGAGTTAACTGTTACTGTTGACACATTGGTTGACCGATACGCTAATTTAAGGAAAAACAAAGGAATGTGCTGATATGGGCGAAAAGAACGAATTAAAGCATTTCTTTACATGTAATGGAAAAGTTATTGAAACAATACCAGAGATTTCAATTTCGGATGGTACTGTTATCGAAGGCGGTATTCTTCACAGAAATGAGGACGGTACACTTTGTAGCATAGGCAAGCCGTTAAGTATTGAACTTGAATGTAAATTCAGTGATGAACTATTTTGGACACTAGTTGCCCCAAATCAAATAAAACAGAACAATTTCCGAAAAATGCATGGCATTCCGAAACGGAGGAAAATTAATGGATCAAGAAAAACAAAAAGGTTGTCCAGAATGGAGAACACAAGTACAACAGGCACCTGTCAAAGAAATTGTTGACTTTGCAAAAGTACATCCATGCGATTATATGAGAAAAAGCTTACACCAATATCCGTATTGGGGAAATCAAGACAATGGTTTTAATCGGAAGAAATTTAAGGAGATTTTTAATGAGCATTAAATCAGCATTAGAATCCGAAGGGATAGATTTTTCTGAATACATGAACCCACCAGAACCGTGGAATGGACAGGCATTGATAAGGAATATCAACGGAACGAAATACGCCTGTTGTCCTTTTTGCCAGAAGAAAGCACTTCTAATTAGCCCAGAGACAAAAATTCGGCATCTTAAATTGAAATGCAAGGGTAGCAACTGCAAGAAAGAGTTTGAGGTGAATGTATGAGTACTTGTTATGATTGCGCGTGTTCAAAAATTGAAACAGACGGCAGCGATGCGGAAGAACTTCAAAAGACTAAACCTGTGGAACTTGACGAACTTTCGGAAGAAACCAAGTTTAGAATTTATAAATTAATTGTAAATGAAATTGGAAAGCATTTTTACAATTGCGAGATGCGTATGTCATATAAAGACTTTATACTTGTTGAGGATTGCATCAGAAAAGTTTTGCAAGGAGAACAAGATGAACACAAAACAGATTAAATGTATTCTGACAGGTGGATGCAAGTTCAAAAGTTCGGATACAGAATCAAAATGCAATGACAAAGAAAAAACTTGCACTATTACAGAAACTTGCTGCAAATGCGGAAAGAAATATACAGCGGTATTTACTTACAAACAATTAGGTATTCCAGATTGAGGTTAATGTATGAGCAAATATTTTGTAGTAAATTTTCCAATAAAGATTTTTGCTAAAGACAAAAAAGTTGTCGATGCGTTGGCAAATATTGATGTGTACCATGAAAAAGATAAGAGAATTATTTTTGTAGAATTTGTCACACTTTATACTGTTTTTCCAAAAGAATGTGTTTTTGAAATAGGATATCTTAAAAAGAAATTCAAATTCTTACATGTTGAGCCACACGTATCTGATTCTGGACTATATAAAATAAAAATTCAATATAAACGAGAAGAAGATATAAAAGAAAAAGATGAGTGGTGGGATTCACTTAGAAGTATTGTGAGGTGAGTAAATGAAAAAGATACCAACATTATTTGAGCGAGAATTTAAAGACCATAAGGTTGTAAAGGTTCTTCCGAAAGTGCATCCGAGAATGGAATGGGTACTTAAAGGAGAAGGTGTTGCAACAGTCAAATACGACGGTTCTTGCTGTGCAGTAATTGACGGAAAATTTTATAAACGATACGACTGCAAGAAGGGTAAAATACCACCAGAAGGATTTATCCCTTGTTGTGAGCCAGATTCCATTACAGGTCATTGGCCGGGATGGGTAAAGGTTGATGAGAATAATCCGTCTGATAAGTGGTTTGTAGAAGCATATTATGTAACTTCAATGTGGACAAATCAAGGTTGTAAATTACCAGATGGCACATATGAAGCTGTTGGAAAGCATTTTCAAGGCAATCCATATTATGACGATTATGATTCTTTAATAAGACATGGCAACAACATCGTTGAAGTCGAGCGTACATTTGAGGGAATCAAGAAATATCTTTCTGAACACGAGATAGAGGGATTAGTTTTCTGGAAAGACGGAAGCCCACAATGCAAAATCAAACGTTCAGATTTTGGCTTTGAATGGCCAGTAAAGAAGGAAAGGGAGAGTTTATGAAGAAAATATTTTTTGCTGCGTTATTATCAATGATGCTGTTTGGATTAACAGCATGTCAATCGACAACAAAGAATTTGGGTGGAACAACCACAATAAAATTAAAACCAGGTGTAAAACTGGAAGAAATCACATGGAAAGACGATGATTTGTGGTATCTTACTCGACCAATGAGAGATAACGAATCAGCCGAAACACATACATTTGACCAGTCAACTGATTTTGGTTTCGAAGGTCAAGTAATTATTATTGAGAAGAATAAATAAATCAGTCAGAGAGCCACATGAGAGCCAGACTAAATTCTAAAAAGAAAGGAGGTCTGGCTCTATTTTTATGGGAAAAATTACAGAAGGCTCGCTTGAATGGTATCGGGCAGTGCTGAATCAAATTATCAGTAGTGACATGACAATCTATCAGAACCAAAAGGATTGCCTTGATTTGCTCTTAAACATGAATATTGACCTTCCTTTCAACAAGAATCAAGAAGCACGGAAAATGGCTATGAAAGTAAGTCAATACTCACATAACATAGCAGAGAAGTGTGCTGCATTAACTGGTAGTGGTGACTTTGACGATATCTACTGGCAGTATTTGCTACTGGAAGCACCACATTTATTTGAAAGTTACTTGCTTTATATGGAGAAAAATAGACCGGACAGCAAGAAATTTTATATTCCACGAAAAAAAACACTACATGTGGTAGCCAAAGACCTACAAGATTTGGAAGAAAGAAAGATAGAGTTTTACGGCTTATCACTCCCAAGCCGTGTTGGAAAATCTACTATGTGTATTTTCTTTATGTCATGGATAATGGGTAAAAGACCAAATAGCCATAGTGCCATGGGTGGTCATTCTGGAAAACTGGCAAAAGGATTTTACGGAGAACTTCTTAATCTCATTAATACACAGGAATACAACTATAGTGAAATTTTTCCACAGTCGAAACTTCAAAAACAGAGTGCTGATGATTTTGAAATAAACCTGGACAAGCCAGATAGATTTGCAACAATGACTTGCCGTGGTATTGAAGGTACTTGGACAGGTGCCGTTGATATTTCTTCCGATGGTTATTTGTATGTGGATGACCTTGTAAGAGATAGACAACATTCATTAAGCCCCACCCGATTAGAAAATACATATCAAGAATATCTGAATAAGATGGTTGACCGTAAGATTGACGGCGCAAGGGAGCTTATGGTTGGAACCAGATGGAATTTATATGACCCTCTCGGAAAAATCGAGAAGCTAAATCACGATAATCCAATGTATCGGTTTAGAAAAATTCCAGCTTTGAATGATGAGGGTAAATCGAATTTCGATTATGAGTATGGCGTTGGATTTTCAACAAAATATTATGTCGATATGAAAGCTAGATTAGACGCTAACGAATGGGAAGCCAAATATCAGCAAAAGCCCTTCTTACGTGAAGGAATTGTGTTTGCAGCTGACGAATTGAGATATTATAACGGCGTTCTTCCAGAAGGTGGATTTGTTAAAAATGTTTCTGCCTGTGATGTTGCGTGGGGTGGCGGTGATAGCTTATCAATGCCAGTGGGCGCAGAATACGAAAATGGAGATGTGTATATTTATGACTGGATTTTCAGCACGGCACCAAAAGAAGGAACATTGCCATTAGTTGTTGGAAGAATCATGGGTAATAATATTCAATCCATTAATTTTGAAGCGAATAATGGTGGAGATATGTATGCCTATTATGTAAATGAACGCTTGAAAGAACATAAATACGCTTGCAGCACGACAAGTACAAAAGCACCTTCAAAACAAGCAAAAAAAGAAAAAATAAATCAATATTCCGGGGATGTTAAGCAAAATTTTATATTTTTGGCTCCGAAATATCAAGATAAACAGTATCAAAAGGCTATGGATGAATTAACTACATTCGTCTATATTGGTGATAATGAACATGATGACGCTGCCGATGGAGTTACGCAGCTTGCAATAACGCTTGCCGGCAAAAGATTTGCAGAAGTAAAAGCAACCAAAAATTTTATGTGGGGAAGGAGATAGAGTATGATGACTACATCTCAATATTTACGCCAGATTGAAAATTATGATAACAGAATCAAAAATAAGCTTATCGAAGAAGAACAGCTCAGTTCTCTTTCCACAAGTGTATCTGCAATTCCTGTTGGAGAAAAGGTACAAACTTCTGTAAAACGTGATCTGATGGGAGATATGATTGCGAAGATATTTGATCTGCGAGAAGAGATTTCAGAAATGATATCTGAATTTTTACAAAAAAGACAAGAAATAGTCCGAACCATAGAACAGGTTGAAGATCCATTACTATATGACATATTATTTAAGCACTATGTTGAGTACAAATCTTTGGTTCGCATTGCAGATGAGATGGGTTATTCTGAAATACATATTAAGAAAAAACACTTAAAAGCTTTGGCAGAAGTAAAAAAGATAAAAGGTTTTGAAAGATGATACCGAAGTATACTGAATGATACCGCCAATATGTGTAAAATATAAAGTAGAGCATTGGATTAAAATATCCAGTGCTTTTTATTTTTCAGAAAGGATGGTTCGGCTCGTGAGAAATACAATGAATTTTGTAGATTTATGCCGAGGTGAGTTCGGGCGAAAAGTGGCCTACACAGGCGTTGACCGAATCACTCCACAAAATGTAGTAAAAGTAGTATCAGATACAATTGGCATACATAATAGAAACCGAACATTAATTGATTACTTGTATCGGTACATGAAAGGCGATCAGCCGATATTATACCGAAACAAAATAGTCCGTCCAGAAGTTAATAACAGAGTGGTTGAAAATCACGCGTTTGAAACTGTAAAATTTAAAGCTGGACAGATTTGTGGGGAGCCAATTCAATATGTATGTAAAAAGAAAAATGCAGATGAAAAAATAAATGAGCAAGTTGACCTTCTGAATGACTATTTGGATGAAGCCAATGCAGATGCAAGAAACATCCAAAGGGCAATATACCAGAGTGCAACAGGAACTTCTTATAAGGCTATTCTGAAAGAAGAGGACTGGACAGAAAACGGAGATTTACCACCGTTTAGAATTTTCATCCCATATCCAGGTGATTGTTACATTGTATATTCGCAGAGAAACGGGAAACCAATGCTGTCCGTTCAGATTTTAAAGGATGAAGACGAACAGCAATATTATTTATGTTATTCAAAGAACCAGTTTTTTGAAATCAAGAATGGAAAAGTAACCAACTACGGCATCAATGGTTTTGGCGGGATTCCTATTGTTGAATGCCCGAATAATCACGACAGACTATCAGACGTTGAAATTGCAATCACCTTATTTGATGCAATCAACAAATACCAGTCTGATAGATTAAATGGCGTGGAACAGTTTGTGCAAGCCTTTATGAAATTTAAAAACTGCGAGGTAGACGAAAACGAGTTTTTGAAAATGGTAAAACTTGGTGCTATCTCTGTTAAAGACACTGGAAATGGCTGTCAGTCGGATGTTGAACTTATGACCGCTGAACTGAATCAATCAGAGAGCCAGGTTGCAAAGGATGATATCTACAATAATATGCTGATTGTGGAAGCAATGCCAAACCGACAAAGCAATAGCGGAGGAGATACAGGAAATGCCGTATACCTTCGTAATGGATGGGACTTCGCAGAGAGAGATGCAAAATTGGTAGAAGCATTCACCAAGGAAGCCGAAAAGGAATCTGCTAGAATTATTCTGAATATTATCCGTGGTACATCAAATGATGTTAATATCTCAACTCGAGATTTCGATGTAAAGATAACCAGAAACCCAACAGACAATATGCTTGTAAAAGCACAAGCACTTGATTATCTGTTCAAAAATAAAATCCATCCGCTTATCGCACTGATTACTTGTGGGCTATTTAGTGATCCGCAGAAAGTCTACGAAATGAGTTTACCGTATCTGGGAACTATTTACCCGGAACTGGCAGACCCGGAAGCGGAAATGAAGAAAGCTCAACAACTACTGGATGAAAAATTTCAGAATCCGTCCAAAACAGAACCAATGGCAAATTCTCCATCTAACGAAGAATGAACCAAATTTCGATTATTTAAGGAGTTTTAGAGAAATCTAAGGCTTCTTTTTTAATACCCAAAATCAAATAAATTGCAACAGCCCGTGAGCGTAAATCGGGTACAGACCATGTGCGGAGCGAACCGTGTTGAAAAAGCGTATTGGACTGGAAGAAAGGAGATTTCAATGACAAGAGAACAGGCAAAACAGGTACTTATCGGTATGGGAGTTGCAGAACCTTCCGAGGAACAGGTTTCTAAGCTTCTTGATTCTATTTCTGCTGAAACTAAGAAAGAGAAAGACAAAAATGTTTCTCTGAAGGAAAAAGCTGAAAAAGCAGATTCCCTGGAAAAAGAGTTGGAAGAGTTGAAAAAGCAGAACATGACCGAAGCAGAACGGCTAGAAGCTGAACGCAAGAAAGAAAAGGAAGCAGTGGATAAGGAGTTAGCTGATTTGAAAGCTGCGCTTGCAGAATCCAACAAAAAAGCCCTTACCAGTGAAATTACTTCTATGTTCGCAAATGCAGGACTTTCAACCGAAACATACGCGAGTGCTATTAAAGCATACGCATCTGCATTGTATGAGAAACCAGAAGATGCAATGAAAGAAGTCGAAACTTTTGTTAAGGGAGTTTCCGAAGCAAATAAAACAGCACTTGATACCGCAAAAGCAGCTTGGGAGAAAGAAGCATTGGAAAATACTCCTAATCCAGGAGGCGGTAGCGGCGGCAAACCTACAGTAAAAAGTGATGCTGCTGAATTTGCAAAAGCTTACTCAGCAAAAAAGAACCAGGAAACTAAATCAGTGGACGGTAACGCCCCTGTAAATATTTAAGTAAAGGAGATATAAAAATGGCTTTTATGAAAACAGAGCAGTATGAGTCCACTCCAAATATTCTTGAATCCGAGGTCGGACTTGTACTTAAAACCTACACAGCAGATCAAACAAATGCTGAAACAGTTGGAACTAAGAAAATTATTAAAGCAGGTTCCGTATATCCAACAAATGCAACAGGCGCAATCGGCATTGTATTTGAAGATGTTGATATGACAGATGATACAAAGAGGCCAATTTCCGTGATCGTCGCAGGCCGTGTTCTCGAAAAAAGACTTCCAGTAACAGTTGACACTACTGCAAAAACAGAGCTTGAAAAATCCGGAATTGTTTTTGTAGTCACAGAAGACCCAGTATTTTAAGGAGGTATGACAAATGCCATTTAATATTTTGGAATCAATTACCCAAGAAGAAAGACTTAACTTTTCTCAGAATTTCAGCGTTAAAAGACCAGGTATTCTTGACACCATTTTCCCAGATACAAAAACCCAGTATCTGAAAGCAGAGTATTACAGACTTATGGCTGGACAGAATCTCCCGGAAGTTGCATTCGTCCACGCTCTTGATAGCGAAGCAGAAATCGGCACAAGACCTGGATTTGAAAAAGTCCTGACTGAAAAACTCTTCATTAAGAGAAAAATCAATCAGTCCGAAAACTTACGGCAGGCAATTGAAAATGGTGTGCCGGATAATGAAGCGCTGAAAAACTTTGTATTTGATGATGCAGCCAGACTGTTCGAGGGCGTTGTTACAAGAGCAAATGTTATGAAAGGACAGTTCCTTTCCACTGGTGCTGTAACAATCAAAGAGAACCATGTTGACATGGGAATTGACTATGGCGTTCCAGCAAGTGCAAAAGTAACGCTTACTGATTGGTCTAAGCCAGATGCAGATATCATGGGCGATATCCAGAAAATGGTAGCTGTAGCAGAAGGCAATGGCTATGTAGTAAACAAAGCTGTTACTTCTCTTAAAATGATTAACTACATGCGGAACAACACTGCAATGCAGACAGCTGTTCTGGGTGCTACAAATAAAAGGCTTCTCACAAAGCAGGAACTTGTAAATCTGCTTATGCAGGAATATGGAATCACAATTGATCGTTGTGATGAGAACTTTAATTTCAGAAAAGCAGATGGAACCCTGAAAACAGCCAGATACCTTAAAGAGGATGTATTTACTCTGTATGAAGCAGATGCTAACGGTTCTTTCGGTGTTGGCCTCTGGGGTGTGACACCAGAAGAGCTTGAATACAGACAGTTTATACAGGAAGAGAATCGTTCCTTTGTTACTCTTTCCATGTGGGCTACACCAGACCCAGTTGCAGTATGGACAAAAGCATCCGGTATGTTCGTCCCTGTTGTACCAAAAGCAAACGGTGGTATCGTGATCGGTACCAAAGCGGGGGAATAACCGGGCATAGTCTCGATGAAAACAGCCAGTCACCATCTGTAGCAAGTGTGAATGATACATCAACGCACAAGTATACAGAAAGCGAGTTGTCTAATATGACTGTATCTCAGTTAAGACAACTTGCAAGTGACAACGGCTATGCCCTGACAGCAACGAATAAGGCTGGAATAATATCAGAGATTTTATCTCAGCAAAGGTAGGTGATTAAATGGACGAACAGCTTATAGAAGATTTGACAAATTATCTTGAAGATGATGTAGAAACAGCGAGGATGATTCCTCTTTCAGCAGAGAGGGCTATTCGTTCATTTAAGAAGAAAAGGAATTATCCTTCATCCTACAGTGATGAGAAAATAAATTCCGATATGGAAAACTGCTATGATTGCATATTTGATTTGGCTCTTTTCTTTCTGGTGAAACAGGGAGCTGAATTCCAAGGATCACATTCCGAATCTTCTGTAAACAGAAATTGGACTTCCGAAACTGAAATTTATGTAAATCATGGCGTTTTTCCATTTATCGGATTCTAAGATGGTGTGTGCGTGATACGTCAATCCTCCCACGTATCGCAGGGGTGCTTCAAATTAGGCGGGTAGAAGCAATATCTTAAAAAATGGGAGTGATGGAAAGGAATAGCGATGGGATGTGAACACGAGTGTATCAACGAACACCGCTTGAAAGAATTGGAAAGTGCCGTCCATGAGATGAAAGAAAAGCATTCCAAAAGGGATGAAGGCTTTTTTAATCGTATCAATGCGCTAGAACAGAAAATTGCTTTATACAACAACGATCTGGGACACATCAAAGATACAGTTGACGAAATGAACGACAATTTAAAATCACTCATGGAAAAACCAGGAAAGTTACAGGACAAAATAATTGCTTATATCATAACTGGCATAATTGGTATTGTTTTAGGCTTTGCCCTAAAAGGCATTTTCCCGGTGTAAATATTGATTCCACTACAGGGAGGACAGTGGAATGGATGATTATAAAGACTTTTCGGAAGATGAAAGAATCTTCTATTTGCGTGAAGCTGGATTTGATTCCAGAGAAAAAGAGTTATTCCGATTGCGCGTTTACGAAGAAAAAACACTTGCAGAAGCTTCAGAAATCATGGGCTACAGCACAAGAACCGTAGACCGCATAAACAGAAAATTAAAGAAGAAAATTATGAAAGTCGCCCCGATGTATTGTCGGGGCTTTTCTTTGTATTCATAGAAAATGGCGTATTTATGGCGTTATCATGGCGTGTTAATCAACCTCTTATTATTGTAAAATATAGTTATAAAAACAAGGGAGGTTTGAGATATGCAGTATGGTAATCCGTATTTTGCGCAACCATTTCAACAAATACAGCCGTATCAAGATAGATTAGCACAATTGCAGAATAGTTATCAGCAGGCAATGCCATACGGACAGGCACAAATTCAACAACCAATGCCACAAGTGCCACAAATCCCCATGTTGCAAGGACAGATGGTAGATGGCATTGATACTGTAAAGGCAAAAGATGTAGATATGTCCGGTAATCCTGTTTATTATCCAAAAACAGATGGAACAGAAATATATAGAAAACAATTACAGGCAGATGGAAGAAGTAGAATTTTTGTTTATCGACTTATAAATCCGGAAGAACAACAGCAACCAAAGGCAGAAGAAAAACCGATTGACATAGAAGCTATGTTTAATCAGCTTCGGAACGATGTTTGTTCTGAGATTTCCGAAATAAAGAGTATGTTCCCGACACAAATGTCTGGAACATCGGAACCCAAGCAGAATGGAGGTAAACAGAGATGATGAATCCAATGCAACTTATGCAGATGATACGTGGTGGAGGGAATCCTCAACAAGCCATAATCAATATGATGAAACAGCAATCTGGAAATAATCCTGTAATTGACAATGCAATTAACATGATGGAAAAAGGTGATAATGCAGGAATTGAAAAACTTGCAAGAAATCTTTGTAAAGAAAGAAATATTAATCCAGACGATATACTGTCGCAGGTTAAGAACCAGTTTGGAATAAAATAAATTCGCTACAATAATTAAAAGAGCCGCGGTCTTTTGATTTTGTATAAATTACAAAAATCAATAAGGAGGTAATCGCTATGATGAATGGTGGATTATCAGCAAGCGATGTCGCTGTATTAAGCGGCTCTAATAACCGTGCCGATGAAGGCTATGGCTTTGGCGGTGGCTGGGCATGGTGGATTATAATATTGCTTATCTTTGGCTGGGGCGGTTTCGGCGGCTTTGGCGGCTGGGGTGGCAATGGTGGAAACGGTACAAATGGTGCAGGTTTCCAAGGATGGGCTACCCGTTCAGATATTAATGAGGAATTCGCCCTTAATGATATTCAGAATGGTATCAGAGGTATTCAGCAGGGTATCTGTGACAGCACATATTCTCTTAACAATACCATGCAGAGTGGCTTTAATGGTATGAATGTCGGAATGCTTCAAGGCTTCAACGGCGTTCAGCAGGCAATCAATGCTGATACTGTAGCCGGTATGCAGAATACCAACGCATTACAGTCTCAGTTAGCAAACTGTTGCTGCGAAACAAGAGAAGCCATCCAGGGCATCAATTATAACCTTGCCACTAACACTTGTGCTCTCCAGAACACAATGAACAACAACACCAGAGACCTTCTGGAAAACCAGAACAGCAACACAAGAGCAATCCTTGACTTCCTGACTAACGATAAGATTGCAACATTACAGGCAGAGAACTCTGATCTGAAACGTGCTGCATCCCAGGATCGCCAGTCTGCATTGCTTACAACAGAGATGTACGCACAAGCTCAGAGATTAATCAATGCAATCAACCCGGCTCCGATTCCTGCATTCCAGGTTCCAGCTCCATATGCATACGCAGGATGTAATACATATGGTAACGGTTGTTGCTAAGTAACTCACCCTTAGAGGTTGACTAAATTCTAAGAGGTGGGTTGCGGCTCACCTCTTATTTTGATTGAGAGGTAGAAATATGAGTTGTAAAAATGTTTGTAAACTCTGTAATCACCTTGTGCTGTCTACTGCAGTTGCATTCACAGGTGGAAATCTTGTGGTTACTATTCCAGAAGGAAGCTACAATAATGGAGAAAAATACTGCATTGTTTTAGCACAGTCTATTCCAAATGCAACCACAATTACTGCCCCAGTGATGATTCAGATAGGAACAGGAACAACATTGTATCCACTAGAGAATCGTTGCTGCGCACAGGTAACAGCATGTGGTGTCAGAACAAGAACAAAATACGCAACCAGAGTAGCCACAAGTGCAACTGGTGGAGTATTCAAGATGTTAGGAAATCCGGCTTGTAGTCCGAGCAACAATTTGAAAGCAATTAATGGTACAGCCCCAACAACAGACACACCTGTTACACAGGCTGTTAGAAAGGGGGCACTGTAATGCATAAAGTTGCAATGGAAATGGGAAAATGGGCTATGGAAAAAGCCAAAACACATGGCTTTGATAATCTCAGCGCTCAAGACTGGGACGATTTGAAAGACTGCATGGAAGCTGTAAAGTGTGCGATTTGTGCAGATAAAGATTACAGAATCGTAGAAGCTATGGACGAATGCGAACAGGAAGAGAAATATCTTGGTCGCATGGGATATGACAGGTATCGTTACGCAAACGGCAGATTTGCCCCGAAAGGCAAAGGAAGTCGTATGGGATATAAACCATATCTGTACATGGAAGATGATGACTGGATGGACGAGTATCTGAACAATCCAGAGTTCGAACGTAATATGTACCGCATGGGTTATCATCCAGACCGTAGTGATATGAGAATGGATGGAATGAACCATAAGCAGTCCAGATATGGTGAAAGCTATGACAGATACAGCGAGAACCGCAGACATTACCATGATTCCAAAGATTCTGATTCCAAGCGTAAGATGGATGATTCTATGAAAGAATATACATCCGATATCGTCAGAAATCTTACAGAGATGTGGTCAGATGCAGATGCGACTCTTAGACAGTCGATGAAAACCGACTTAACTCGTCTGATACAGCAGATGAATTGAATATGAAATGAATTTTGCCCTTGTTACAGGAATGTAGCAGGGGCTTTTTAATTAGGGAGATTGATGATGGAAAAATGTGTAATAAATGTTCTTGGAACGAATTACAGAATTATTCCAAAAGAACTTAAAAATGCAGATATTGACGGCTTTACAGATAATACTGCAAAGGAAATTGTTATCAGAACGGACAACGTAAATAACGTTGGTGATTTTGACTTCTTACAGAAAAAGCAGTTGAGACACGAAATTATTCATGCATTCTTGTCGGAAAGTGGATTGCAGTGCAATTGGCAACATATGGAACAGTTCGGACATGATGAAACCACAGTTGATTGGTTTGCGATTCAATCTCCGAAGATTTTTGAAGTATTCAAAGAACTTGAGTTAATTTGAAATGGATGGTGATAAGCCATGCTAAGACAATTTTATATGAACGGAGACCTATGGAGAGTGCAGTTCGTATCTCCGCACGACAGCGTGTTAATTGACCGCACAGGCGAAAGAACTCTTGCGGTATCGGATTATTCAACAAAGATAATTTCAATCGCAAACAACCTGTATGGAGAACTTCTGAACCGTGTATTTATTCATGAGTTGGGACATTGCGTAATGTTCAGCTACGGTCTATTGCCAGAACTTCACCGTATGGTCAAGAAACAGTATTGGGTGGATGCAGAGGAATTTGTGTGCAATGTTCTGGCAGACTACGGACATTTTGTTATTAGAACAGCCAGAGATGTTTTGGGAAATCAATTTACATACGTTTCGCCTGTTGGAATGGAAAGGATGATTGCATGAGAGTATTAAGATTTATTGTAAATAATCAAAGAATTTATCCAGATCCCAAGTGTGATTTCTCTGGACTGGTAAAGGGCACGACTGGATATCTTAAAGCATTGTTTATCTTTTCTCCAGAGTGGAACGGATGTAAAATAGCTGCTTCATTTTGGAGAATGGAAAAAGAATACCCAGTAATACTGAAAAACAATCAATGTGAAATTCCGTCGGAAGCCCTTACTTGGGATTATTTTTCTGTATCTGTCACCGGAGTGAAAGATAACGGAAAATACATTATAACTACTGGTAAAACCAAAGTATCACAAAGGGGGTAGAACATGGCAACAGCACTTGATTTACTTATGAGCACAAAAGAAGATGTTAATTTGCTTTCTGAAGAATCCGATATATGCACAATTGACGCTAAAACAAGGGCTATTTTCGTACCCGCTACAATCGTAGTTGGTGGGGTACAATCTGACAAGAATGCAGAACGTATTAAATTTTCATGTCCCAAAATTGTAGGAGATAATCTTGATTTATCCAAATTTTCAGTCAGAATTAACTTTGAAAACGTAAGCAGTGTGGATTTTAATGTTTCTATCAAAGACCAATACATTTGTGATGATGTAGCTGTAGATGGAGAAAATGTAACTTTTTCTTGGTTGATTGGAAGAAATGCAGCAAGGTATATGGGAACGGTACGTTTTATTGTTTGCGCTGTTAAAACGGATTCCGATTCAAATATTATTGTTGAATGGAATACCGCAATAGCGGAAGTACCAGTGCTAGAGGGTATCGAGATTGATCAACCACAGATAGGCGAGCAAGAAAAAGATATTATAAATCAGCTTTTGGAGCTTACTAAAAACACATCTGCGGAAGCTGTTCAAAATGTAAATTCCGCAAAAGAACAAGCTATTAAGGACATCCAGAGTGTATCACAGCCAGACACTACATTGACTATAGAAGGTGGGCTTGCAGAAGCAAAAGCAACGGGAGAAGCTATTGGTTCGCTAAAGGAAGATTTAGTAACATTAGAGACTACAAAAGATGGCGCAGTAACAGTTGAAAAGACCGATTTTTTTAAGAGTGTGCCGTTAAGTCAGAACAGGTTTAATGCCGAGGCAGCTCCATATATTAACGGCGAGATTTATACCGGGACGAAAGAAAACACTTCCAAAAATGCAGATTATTATATTTCCGATGAAATGTTGATTGAACCGGGGAAACAATATTATCAAAATTTCGAAGCCGCATGCGTGCTCTATGATTCCGCACACAAGTATGTGAGAACGATTGCATGGAATGAATCGCCATTTACAACTGATGCCAATGCAAAATATATTAGATGTTCCGTTAAAACCGTAGACAAAGATACTAAATATATTGGTGAATCTAAATGGGCGAACGTAAATGTTATAGCTTATACTGGCGATAAGACTGAAATATCAAACAAAAGTGTTGAAAGACTTTTAAAAGGTAAAGAAAAAATTGATGCGTTAGAATACCAATATTCATCCAATAGGTTCAACAAAAAATCAGAGGAAAATATTGACGGATATTATCTTAATAAAGGAAGAAGAATTGCCAATGAAGCATATTTTATAACTCATCTTATTCCAGTTGAACCAAATACACAATATTTTAAAAACGAAAATGGTGACGGTGTATTTTATGATAAAGATAAAAATATCATAAAATGGTTATTCCCAGACACAACAGGGCAATTTACCACACCAGAAAATTGTGCTTTCTATCAAACGAGCGCGACTATAAATATAAAAAATAAATTTTATGTATCAACAATAAATAATATTGGAGATTATAAAGAAACTATTGCATTGACTGATAACGGAAAAAAAGCAGTTGATGATTATATTTTGCCACAAGTTGATAGAAAAATAGAAAATTCAAAACAAACTTGTACAAAAGTCGAAGTATCTAGTTTGACTCTCCCGTATGTAAACGCTGCGCCATCTGTTGAAGATTGTGTGGTTACATTTATTGATGATGATGGTGACAAGGCTGTTTACACGGCATTATACCCACTTTTAAAGGAGAAAAATATTAAATTCGGGGTGGCTCTTGTTACAGGAAAAATTGGAGAAGCGAGCGGATTGCTTACACTTGACCAATTAAAAGAAATGCACAATAGTGGACATATTGAGACATTATCACATTGCCACACGAATTACAATAAAATGCCGACATTAACAAAAACTCAAATGGACTACCAGTATAATGAATCTAAAAACTGGTTGAAGTCAAATGGATTTGAGTATTCCGCATTTGTTTTTCCACAAAATACAACAGACAGATTATCCAGGACGGAAGCTAGAAAATATTTTGATTATTGCTTTACTGGAATTGCACGAAATGGTAATGAATTTATAGACCCATCAAAAATTTATCGTCTTGCCTATGGAAGTTATGAATCATATAATCCTCAAATTAGTGGCATTGAGGGAACTGATACATTGGAATATTATAAAGCATGTATTGACTCAGCATATGAAACTGGGGAATGGTTAATCTTTAATACACATGTCGGTGTTTCAGACACCCATACAACAGAAAATCAAATTGAGATGCTTTCTAATTTGATTGATTACATTGTTGGTAAAGGAATCAAAATACTTTCTCCGAGCGAAGCATTTGCATTAAAGCGGAATCTGGTATCGGTCGGTGATGTTGAGGAGGAGTATATTTTCATTGGGCGAAAAGGATTTGCTACAAATTTGTTTACTGTACAAGTTGGTGGCTTCAAAGGAGAAAAGCTTAGCAATAATTCACCTATTACAGATTTCAAAACTGGAATGACAAGCATAATCACTGTGAATTATTCTCAAGGAAGTTCAGCAGGATTTCCAACTCAAGCAGGTATCTTGGAAACCTATCATGATAAAGGATACGCAGGATGGTCTTATCAAAAATGGATATCTTATCAGACATGTAAAGTCTACATGAGATTTTGGGATGAGGACACAACTAAAGCGTGGCTTGACTGGGTACTAATTAACTAAAGAGGGCTTTAGTTAAGCAACCAAATTTAAGAAAGAGAGGAAATATGAGAGGATTAGTCCGTCAAAAGCAAAAAGTATATTGGTCACGAATAACAGAAAAAACAGAAGGATTAGACCGTATTAAAGTTTATGAGAAACCAGTTCTATACTCTTTTTCTGTATCATCTACAGCCGGAACGCCAGAAGAAATCGCAGCCGGAATAGTACCGGATTATGATAGGTATATTACAAGCTTTAATCGAAATTTCCATCCACAGGAAGCAGATATATTTTGGATAGATAGAATCCCACAAATAAGCGAGGATGGAAGCCTTATTTTGAACAAAGATGGAGAACCCACAGTATTGCCAGACTACACATTAAAGAAGATTTTAGACACACAAAAAGGCAATATTGCCAGATACGGAATTTCTAAGAGAGGGAATGAAGATGGGTAAGACAATAAAATGCGACTTATCCACGAAATCTATTCAAAATGCCATCAACAAATTAAAAGCTTACCAAAATGAGCTACAGAGGAAAAATGAGATTTTTGTAAAACGATTGGCTGAAATCGGGTTGGATGTTATTCAAACGACCATGGAGTCAATCCCGGATGAAGAAAAAGGTTCTTACTATACAGAAATCATCAACGATCAAAATGGAAATATAGTCGGGGCTTCTGTTAGACTATCTGGTGAAAAAGTGTTGTTCATTGAATTTTCAGCAGGAATAACATACGGTACAAATGATTATCCTTTATCTAGTGGAAATTCTTACGGAATGGGAACATATCCTTCCAAAAAAGAAAAATCAGACTGGGACAATCCAAACGGCTGGTGGTACACAGATGAAAGTGGGCGGCCGCACCATTCATATGGAAATAGAGCGTACATGCCTATGTATCACGCAGAACAAGCCATTATTATTGCCGTTCGTAAAATTGCTAAAGAAGCGTTCTCTTCTTAAAGAAGATACTATAATATACTGAATGATACTAAACAATTATGTTATCATTACAGTGTTAAATTGTAGTATAAAATGCAATGCGTTCACTATAAAGGTGAGTGCATTTTTTTATTGTGAGGTGACAGATATGCCAGACACAATAGAATCTCCTGTATTAGAAGTTTTTTCAAGATGGGGAGCGGCTGTTTCTAAGATTACTGGCGCAGACAATTATTCCATGGATGGCAGTGAAACAAATGCTTCTGGCAAAAAAGCATATGCACAGCTTTATATGCTCGGAAATCCAATTACGAGAGGTGACCTTGAAGGAGATGAATGCGCAACAATGCCATCGTTTCAAGTAAATTGCTTCACATCTGGGAGCAAAGCATTAACCAGATTGTATGAATTGGACAAGATAAGTCACAAAACTATGGTGAGAATGGGATTCCGCCGTACATACGGCCCGGAGCCTATGTTTTTTGGCGACAGTGGAATCAAAAAGCTTGTAAGCCGATACAGCCGAATATATACAGGAACTTTATTAGATTAGGAGCAGAAATGCTTCTATTTTTTTATCTAAAAATATGAAAGGAGAATGCCGAATGAAAGCAGATAAATTACTTTGGCTGAAAGCAGCAGGAATTAGAGCTGTAAAAACAGTTGCTCAAACAGCGGTGGCAACTATCGGCACTGCAACTGTGATTGGCAGCGTTGATTGGAAAATGGTTTTATCCGCATCTTTGCTTTCTGGTTTTTTATCTTTGCTTACTTCTGTAGCAGGATTGCCGGAACTGAAAACAGACAAAGAAGAGTAGAAAGGCGGTGATCCGCTATCTCCCGGCACAGGGTTACGTGCATAAAACTTAAATTAAAGAAAGGAGCCTATTAAAATGGCAGATTTAACAACACTTGGCGTAACTTTTCATTACGGTGTTGAAACCGCTAAAGGAACGAAGCCAACTACATTCACATGGTTGAAAAGATGTAGTTCCATTGGTGGAATTTCCCTTGATACAGAGCAGATTGACGTATCAGCTCTTGAAGACTTCATTACACAGTACGCATCTGGTAGACAGGATACTGGTGGTACTTGGGACGTAACCTTCAATCTTAACGCCGATGTTATCACAGCATTAAAGAAGCTTATGACTGATGCTGCAACAGGAAAGTCAAAAGGATTTAGAGTTTGGTTTGAAGTTGTATTTCCAGACCTCGAAGATGCATTCTTTGTTATTGCAGACCCAGGGAAAAATATTCCATTGTCTGATATTGGACAGAATGAAGCAGCAACAATTCCGCTGTCTCTCATTATTCAAGAATACAAAGGTCTTGATACAAAAGTTGTTTCCGAAGAACTTACACAGGCTTTAGGCATCGCAAAAGCAGTAGCAGATTCCACAGGCGCAATGGCACTTAGCTAACAAAATATATCGGGAGGATTACAAAATGGTAACTTTCAATGTACACGGAAAAGAATATAAGGTTGTATTTGGATACGGACTTCTTACAAAAACAGATGTGCTGGACAAGGTACAGGGAATTACAGACGGAAAAGAGAGAAGCCTTCAGAAGATGATTTCTCTTCTCCCGGAACTGCTTCTTGCCGGACTTCAAAAGAAGCACAAGGAAGAGTTTGGGTATGAAAGTGATTCTGAAAAAGAAGCTGCTCTTGATAAAGTCTGTGACCTTTTGGATGATTACGAAGATGAAGGAACCGAGGAAAATCCAAAAAGTGGATTTGATTTATACCAACTTCTTGACAAAGAATTGGAGAAAAATGGTTTTTTATCCGGTCTGCTGAATGCAGTAGCAGAAGCACAGGCAGTAGAGAAGAATGCAACGAAGCTTCCACAGGATCACAAAAAGAAAAATTAACTTTTCGAGAAGCTGTTTACCAAGAGATTCTTCCTTTATACCTCTCTATCGGTGTATCCAAAGAAGAATTTATGGATTCTACGCCAGCTGAATTAAAACCTTATCTCGAAGCTGAAAAGATACGCCAAAAGAGGAAAGATGCCGAACTCTGGCAAGCTGGCATTTATGAAACATCAGCCACATTCACGGCTGTTGCGAATGCTTTAATGGGGAAAAAATCTAAAGCAGAGTATTTGAAAAAACCTTTACTGGAATCAGCAGAGGAAGAAAAGCGTAAACAGGAAGGCATACTTTCCGAAGAAGAAAAGAAAAAACAGAGAAACGCACTTTTGGCAAGCTTGCAACTCATGCAGGCAAACTTTGAACTTAACCATGAAAAGGGCAGGCAGGATGAATAAGTCTTGTCTGCCCTTTATTTTTTTGTAAAAAAAGGAGGGATAAATAAAATGGCTGAAAATACCATTGATACCCTTGATATACAAATTAGCAGTAGTACAGAAAAAGCAGTACGTGCGCTGACTAATCTTTCAAATAAACTCACAGAAGTTAATTCCGCATTAAGCGGAGTTAATACAAACGGATTACGTGGTTGTGTAAGGGAACTTGGAAAACTAAAAGAACTTGATATAGGGAAAATGACAAGCATTGCTGATGGAATTGGAAAATTCTCAAATTCCATAAAGACAATGGGCGGAGTAGATTATAAAGGTTCTGGACTGAATGCAGTTATCAACTCAATCAACAGGCTTAGCCAGGTTGATATAAGTAGTTTTGACACAGGAAAACTCGGAGAAATAATCACTAAATTATCAGGTTTATCGGAAATACCAGATGTATCTACCAGTGTTAATCGTTTTGTCAATTCAATGGCTAGACTAGCCAATTCCGGTGAATATATTGCAAATGTATCGGCTGAATTGCCTGGGCTTGGAAGAAATCTTAAATCAATCGTAGAGAGTTTTACGAGCGTTGGCGATATATCTGAACCTGTAAATAGGTTAGTTCAGTCTATTGCACAATTGGCAAGCTCTGGAAATAAAATCGGACAAACGTCAAGCCAGCTTGGAACACTAGCAAAGGAAGTATTATCTTTCTTTGATGTAATGAAAACCGCACCAAAAATCAGTGATAACACAATCCGCATGACGGAAGCACTGGCAAAGTTGGCTAATGCAGGGGGAAAGGTAAATTCCGCTACAAATTCTATATCCAGTGCGTTTTCTAAATTATCATCTGCAACATCTAGCCTTGGTAATATTGTTAGTAAAACTTCTTCTATAATTGGAACCGGGGTAAAAGGCATTATTGGATGGTTTCAACGTCTCGGGAATAGTAGTTCTGGAATTAAAACCGCTTCTTTTAATCTCGGAAATTTGCTTAAAACTGCTATCGGTTTTAAGGCTATTCGTGGTCTGGCAAATTTAGGAAAAAGTGCAATTGGTTTTGGCTCTGCTATTACAGAAATCGAAAATGTTGTAGATGTTTCCTTTGGAAGCATGGCAGATGAAGCCTACAAATTTGCTTCTACGGCTAAAGAACAATTTGGATTATCCGAATTGGCAGCAAAGCAATATTCTGGAACCATGATGGCAATGATGAAATCATCTGGTGTTGCGCAAGATGCAGCTTCTAAAATGTCAATTTCTCTTGCTGGATTAGCCGGGGATATTGCATCATTTTACAACATTGATACCGATACTGCTTTTCAGAAAATACGCGCTGGAATTTCCGGGGAAATTGAGCCTTTAAGACAATTGGGTATTAATTTATCCGTTGCAAATATGGAGGCTTATGCTCTTTCAAGGGGAATTACAACATCTTATAATGCAATGTCTCAAGCTGAAAAAGTTGCTCTTCGATATAACTATTTAATGTCAGTTACAGGAGATGTGCAAGGGGATTTCGCAAGGACATCTGGCACCTGGGCGAACCAGGTTCGTTTACTCACTCTGAATTTCCAGTCACTTTCTGCAGTAATCGGGCAAGGTTTAATCGCTGGAATTCTCCCGGCTATTCAAGCACTTAATGCGCTCATGTCAAAGCTTATGCAAGCCGCAAATGCATTTCGCAACTTCATGTATGTATTGATGGGTAAGAAACTAAAAGGCTCACAGAGTGGAGTTAGTGATATTGTATCTAACTTAGGCGGTATAGAAACAGCTGGTGACGATGCCTCCTCCGGGCTTGATGACGCTACATCATCTGCTAAGAAACTGAAAAAGGCACTTTCTGTATTGCCATTCGACCAATTGAATCAGCTTACCGATAATTCCGATAATTCTGGAACTGCATCTAAAAGTCTTGGTTCTGGACTTGGAGATTTAGCAGATAGTTTTGCTGGAATACAAGATTCACTGGATGAAGTTTTGACTGTTGACGAAACACCAATTAATAAATGGGCTGCTAAAATCAGAAAAGCATTTATCAATAAAGACTGGCAGGGACTAGGCTTTACTATTGCAGATATGATAAATGTTGGAATGCAAAAAATATACGAAGTTATTAATTGGAATAATGTTGGCCCGAAAATAACCGAATTTGTAAATGCATTTACCACGGCATTCAATTCCATGGTTAGCGGTATAGATTTTGACTTAATGGGAAGATTGCTTGGAGCTGGAATTAACACGGCAGTAAATACCCTAAACCTGTTGCTCGGAGAAGGAGGAATAGATTTTTCCGGAATAGGGGCAAAACTGTCTCAACTTTTAAAAGGTGCTATAAAGGAAATTGACTGGACAGGTCTTGGAAACTTAATTGGGAACAGTTTTATGGCATCTTGGAAAATGCTTTCTGGATTTGTAAAGGATATGTCTAAAAAGGATGGTGCTGGAATTACTGGATGGGGTAAGCTTGGCACTGCTATTGGAAAAGCCTTAAATGGTGCAATAAAAAAGATAGACATGAACACAATTGCAGATGCACTTTCTGGTTTATTAAACGGAGCGTTCGAAAGCTTAAAATCATTTACAGAAACATTTAATTGGGATGATCTCGCAACCAAGATAAGAGATGGAATCGCTAAATTCATCAAAGACACAAATTGGAAAGAGAACGGACAGGCTCTTGGAGATTTTATTTCTCACTTGTGCACTGCATTAAAAGATTCTCTAACGAAAGACACTTTCTATGAGTTCGGACAAGGAGTTGGAACATTCCTTGGTGAATTGCCATGGGGTGAAATCCTTAGTACCGCAGCTGATCTGCTATTAACTGGCCTTACCAGTGCATTAAACGGATTGTTTGATGGATTAGAGGAAAAACACCCGATAGCCGGACATATTGCAGAATGGCTTACAAAAGCGTTTATTGCAGTAAAAATAGCAAATATTACAGGCATTGGAACTCTTGTTGGTTCGCTTGTGGGACATATTGCAGGAAAAATAGCTGAAAAGAAAAATGCAGAACTAATTGCAGATAAACTTGCGGATGTGATAGGAAATGGTACAAGTGCGGCAAGTGAAGCAATAAAGGGAGTTGGAGATGCAGCGGAAACAGCTTCAACAGGCGGACTTAAAACGTTTTCTTCAACGCTTGGTACTATATTTGGAACCGCTGGGATTGTATTTGTTGCAACGGCATTATCTGTTAAACTTGCTAAAGGAATTGCAAGTATTACAGAAGCTGCGCAAGGTGGAAATGGAATTCTATCACAAACAGGTGGTTATCTCCATGATTATACAGGCGAGATGGAAAGTGCGCATAAAATAACACAAGACCAAGCAGAAGAGCTTTGGAAGTTAATTGAAGCAGATGAAAGTGCCGGAAAATCAAATTCTGAAATGTACGATAGTTTCATTCAGAAACTTGGAGAATTCGGCGTATCAACCGAAGATGCAAAAAAAATTCTCGAGAAATATGGCGCACAGGCGGGCGTATCAACTGGATTTTTGGAAGATATGACTGACAAAGCTGTAGCCCTTGGAGATGGTGTATCTGAATCAGCAGGAAAATTTGATACAACCAAAATCAGTATATCTGATTTGAAAGACGAACTTTATCTTTTAAGTCTTAGTTCCGAGCAATTTAGTGGAGACTACTTAACTGCTAAAGATGCTCTTGATAGTGCAATATCTGGAAGAACATATGCTAATACAGAAGAAGCACTAGACGCAGTTTATACGTCATTAAAAAATGCTGGCGTTCCGTTAGATGAATTAGATGAAAAACTCAGAAAAGATTTTCCAGATGCAGTTGTCACAATGGAAACAAGTGCAAAGAATTCTTTCGATGGAATGAATACATCTGTGAAAACAGCAGTGGGAGGTATTACTACCGCTGTTGCAAATGCTTCTAGCTCCGTATCATCCAAGACAAAAACTGGCTTTGGTCTCGCCAATACCGCCGTAAGCACTGCAATGGCTGGGATGAAAAAAAGCACAGAAAGCACAATGCCTTCTATTTGGTCGAAGATAAAGAACACGAATGATGATGTTGAAACCAACTCTAAAACCAACTGGGAAAATTCTGCAAGTGCTGTATCGACAGCCCTCGGAACCATGGACACCGATACAAAAGATGTAATGGGTAAAGTTATGACAACAATTCAAAGCTATTGGTCTTCCGTTCTTATCAATACAAACCAGATTTGGGAAAAGGCTTCTGGTAAAGTTGACACGGAAACTGGCAAAATGAAAACTTATACAGAAACCAACTTGTCCGGGATTTCGGATAAAATTAAAAGATTATTTAATGTTAATCTTACATCAATTGGTCGGGAAACTGCTCAATCATTCGCTGACGGCATGAAACAAGTACATTTACCGACTCTGACTTATTATATTTCAGAGTGGAGAAAACATGATCTTGGCGGTGGAAGAACCAGTTCTACACCAGTTTATAAGCCTAATTGGTACGCCAAAGGTGGCCTTTTCAACGGCGCACAGGTAATTGGTATCGGAGAAGCCGGTTCCGAAGCTGTTCTTCCGTTGGAAAACCCACGAACCATGAAGAAGATTGCAGACAGCATTGTTTCCAGTTCGGACGGAAGCATGGGACTTACAAAAGAAGAAATGGCAAAAGCAGTAGCCCAGGGAGTTGCAATGGCAATGAGTATGAACAGCGGAAACAAGAATCCGCAGTACATTATGAACAGCATTATCCTGGACGGAAGTGAAATTGCGAAAGCAGTAACAAAAGCCCAGAATGATACGGATAGCCGTTTCAATCCATCCCCGGCATATTGATTTTTGACTGATTGTGTGGTATAATTTTCTCAATGAAGAAGTACACACGGTCTTGAATTTTTGAGCCGCTAAGAAGAAATTAATATTTCTCGATTTTGAGGAATTTTTATCTTACTTGGCGGCTCTTTTTTATTTTTTGGGGGGAGGAAACAACTTGATAGAAAAATTTAAAAAGATTTATGTTTTTAAGCATGAAGAAAAATACAAAATAGGGACAAGCCATTGCGTTAAAAGAAGACTTGAGCAGGTATCCTGTGGCTTTCCTTTTTCAGAAGTAATTTACGAAAGTAATTATTTGAAAAATCCATATTTTGTAGAAAATCAACTTCATAGAGTTTTTCAGAAATACAGAATTGGTGGAGAGTGGTTTTCTTTTGTTGATTTGAATTTAATTGATGAAACCATACATAAGATAGGCGAATATATTTCTGAAGAAGAAATGTGTTCAATTCAAAAGGAATATGTTCACTCTGTAAAAGAAAATGCTCTAAGGATTGAAAAGAAAATATTTGATTTTATTGGCTTATCCGATGAAAAACATATAGAACCATCAATAGAGAACGAAGAAATAGAAAAATTCACAAAAGCTATAGAAGGGATTGACGAGCCAAATATATACTCCGACTTAATATATCAAATTGTATTAGGCGGAAACACGGAAGGCCTTATAAAAAAATACAAACCAAAGAAATTTACAAGTTTTAGATTTTATTTATCTGATGAGCAAAATCTAAAAATAAAACAATTAACTGAAATTGCTGGTGCATTAATATGCAATGGATGGAATTACGAAGAAATAGAAGGCTTTCTTAATAAAATTGCGGCATAATTTTGAATTTTTAGACAGCCCGCATTTAAAATGAGGTCTGGAAAGGTTCGATTTAAAATGGAACCTTTTTCACAGGGAGGAATATCATGTCATATAAAAATTACATCTTAATTCAAAAACATTTATTCCGTAGCGAATACATTTTCGCAGATACAGAAGAGTATCTGGCAGACCAACTTTTTAAGAATGAGAAAATCAGAGTGAATTTCGGAAAAGAATATGGACACACAGAAGAGAAGTATCTTCTTGTTTCCTGTAAAATCTGGAACAAAGATCAAGGCAAATTTTTTAAAGCCATGGAAAAGCTGAGAAATAAAATGCCACTGGTCGGGAATACCGACTATGAGGAATTTTGCAAAGAAACATTCAAAATGTTTGATTAATTAATTCGGTAAAACCAGTGGGCTAGGTTGGCCGCCGAAAAGCGTAAACCTTGATACGCCTGTCCACTGTTTTTATAAATCAAGGATTCTGGCACAATACGGAGAGTGCCTACGACCAACAAGGAGGTTATCTAATATGAAAGGTAAATTATCAGATCTTTTTTTATCCAGCAAAGAAAGCGTTATCATCAAACCAGATTTAGCAGTAAAATTAGGGCTAAATGAAGCCATTGTTTTACGCCAAATTTATTACTGGCTTGAAATAAATGAAAAATTGCAAAGAAATTATTATGATGGAAGATATTGGACTTTTAACACGATGGAAGAATGGCAAAAGAATAATTTCCCATGGTGGTCTACAAAAACTATAGAAAGAGCTTTTAAAAGTTTAATTTCTTCCGGAATTGTTATCACTGGAAATTATAATAAAGACCAAAGAGACCGTACAAAATGGTATTCCATCAATGAAGATGTTCTTGAAAATATATTAAATGGTATAGTAAAGGAGAACCCAAAGACAAATAGCCAATGTGCATCTGGACAGAATGACGAAAGGCATAGACAAAATGACGAAATGCACAAAGACAGTTCGGGGGAAGCATTACCAGAGAATACTTTCAAAGATTATCATTCAGAAACTACTATACCAGATACTACATCTCCTACGGAGTTAAAAGAAGAAAAGAAAAATGCATACCACTCTAACGAGTGGTTCAATTCTCAACATATCAAAAATATGTTGACTGAGGATAACATCCAGTATATTCCAATAGACCGTAAATCTTTTAACTGGTCTGCATTCAAGAACCAGGTTTCAGTACGGCTTGAAGAATTGGGATATACGACAAGCCCATATACAACCAACCGCTTCCTGGTAGTATCGAAGTATTTCTTCAAGAGGTACGAAGAACGAACCAGAAAACCACACACAAAAATCAATCAAGACGCTTTGGATAATATCCTGGACAAGTTTGGATTCGGGCCAAATCCAGATTACTTCCAGAATGTTGAGATTGAAATATATATGAAAGTGATTGATGAATACTTTGGCACTTCATTTAGTGAGTACACGGATCACCATTATTCGCATTTCATGTCTGGCTACATACGGAAAAATTTGTTAATGAAAGTTGAGGACAGGGAGGAAAATGCCGAAATTTGGACTTAACCCCATTCACCCGATAAAATATTAGGCACAAGCCAAGAAAATTGATTTTTGAGCAAATAAATCAACTAATTGTGGAGAGTTAAAACGTATGAGCCAAATAGGAACAGAACTTCCAACAGAATATTCAGACCGTTTCGATGAATTACGCCAGAACAGGTGTGAGGTAAGCTTTTACAAGTATGGTACAGCAAAGGATAACTTCGGGGAGAAGCTGGTAAACGCCTTGGAATCCCACGATATGTGCATCAAAAAGTATCGTGAGACAGGAAACACAGAATATCTTTGCGATGCAGCTAATTATTTGATGTTTGAGTTTATGTACCCTCAAATTCAAGGCGCATACTTCAAAGCAACAGATAGCGGAGAAAGTGCCGGAGTTGCCGGAACACCAATTAATCAGCTGAAGGAGAAGTGGTATTGATGGACTTTAAACAGACTTACTTTTCCATCTGGCAGGAAATATGGAACCTCCACAAGAAGTATGCCTTTATCTCAAAGGACGATATTCCGCAGTGGGAAAATCTCACCATGGAAGCAAGCCGGATTCACGATAAATACTCCGATTCGGTTGGCGCAAAATTTGCCGAAGCTCTTTTGTTTGCCGTAACTGCGGAAATTGATAGAAAAGCGAAATAGGGCTTCCAGAATACGTCCAAAGGTGGTACAATATGGGTATCAATTATTGGGAGGTATGAGTGTATGAAGAAAGTGAAAAAGTTACTATCAGTTTTGGCAGTCATGCTATTGATTGTATGTATGGCAGTTCCAGTATCGGCAGAAAAATATTACAATACTGGCTATACTCAATATGGCGATTTTGTAGTCGGGAATGGAAGCCTACAGGAATTTAGCGGAAGAACAGTTGATGGAAACTTATACGTTGTAAATGGTGGGACTTACACGTTTTATGGAACCATTACCGTAAATGGCAACATATATGTTTTTGGAGATTTCTACAACCATGGAACTATTAATGTTAGCGGAACTCTGTTTTGCTTAAATTATTACTATGGAGGAATCCTTTTAAGTTCTGCAACAAAAACAGAGAATGGTGTTACAACAGGATTTTCTTACGGAAATTTCTGGAATAACGGAAAAATTAATGGAAATTTAAAAGTTGATGCGCAAATAAATAATATTGAACCACCAGCGGTTCACGTTCATACACCTGGCGCAGAGCCTACTTGCACACAAGACCAAGTTTGTACGACTTGCGGAGCTGTCCTAAAGAAAGCAACAGGGCACACCCCAGGAGCATATGCGACATGTACAATGCCACAGAAATGTACTAAGTGTGGAATTATACTAAGAAACGCCAAAGGACATGTACCTGGCGCAGAAGCCACTTGCACAAAAGAACAGACCTGTACGGTTTGTGGTGCAGTATTGTCAAGCAAGACACCACATACACCAGGCCCAAAGGCAACATGTGTTGATGACCAAATTTGCGTAGAATGTGGTGCAGTGATTAAAAATGCATTAGGTCACAGCCCTGGTAAACCTGCAACATGTACTGAATCACAATATTGTACAAGGTGCGGAAAAGTTCTTGCAGAACCAACAGGTCATAATTGGTCTGAATGGAAAGAAGAGAAAGCAGCCACATATTATAGTTCATCTGAAATTGTTAGAAGATGTTCTAAATGTGGAGAAAAGGAAATGAGGTATGGTGACGCTGTTCGCCCGACCGGAAAAGCAAATTACAAAAATGTAATTCTACAAAAAGGTAAATCAACTACAGCTGTTAAAATTACTGGCATGGTGAACGGTGATTATTTAAAATCCGTTGTGCCAAAGAATAAAAAACTTGCAAAAGTTACCGCCGTGAATAAGAACGGAAGTTTTAAAATAAAAGCATTAAAGAAAACTGGAAAAACTATCATTACAGCAACTTTAGAAAGTGGCGTTACTGTGGACATTAGCTTAACTGTACAGAGTAAGGCTGTCAAAACAAAGAAACTGTCCGTGAATAAAACAACAGTCAATCTTACAAAGGGTGGAACGTTTACCATTAAGGCAAACAAGACACCATTTAACTCAAAAGACACTGTTAAGTTTTCTTCCTCTAATAAGAAAGTGGCAACAGTAAGCAAAAAAGGAAAAATTGTTGCAAAGAAGAACGGAACAGCCTATATAACCGTAAAATCTGGAAATGTCAGCAAAAAAGTTAAAGTTGTGGTTAAGAACAAAAAGGCAACCAAAAATCCAACATCTACGGTATACGAGACTGACCGTTGCAAGGTAAGATATGTTTCTGGTGAGATTTTTGACTATTACGGAACATATTATTTTGAACCTAAATTTGAAGTAACCAACAAAGCAACTGTTTATTTTCACCCAAGCGGCGAATTTGAAGTTAAAGCATATCAAGATGCGCAAGAAATATATTTGAACGATTCTTGGGATGATTCAGAAAATAGTCCCAGAAGTGATGTTCCAGAAAAAAGCACGAAGAACATAGTGTATCGTATTTGTTTAAACGATACTAAAAGCCCAGTAACTATTAAGATTAGTCAAAATTTTTATTGGGGAGCACCAACAACTACATTTACAATTCCGATAAAGGGAATGAAAATTGTAGAGGGCGAAGATTGATAAAACGATTAGGGCTAGGGAGAAATCCCTAGCCTTTTATAATCCGTTGGTGGAACCATTTCCATAAATTTCAGTTTCACCATCCATTTGCATTTGAGATAATGTATCATCGGCAGTTTTTAATAATTCATCTCCTTTTTGCCAGACATAAGAAATATATATATTGTTAGTTTCTAAATCATCATCATAATCTGACAAATCGGATGCCCGAAGAACTAAAGCAGTATTGTTAGCGCCATACCACCATGTATAAGTATTTTTTATTCCCCATTGAGTAGTATCGCTCTCTGTTTTATCAGGATCACCATAGACAGATGAAAGTTTTTCAAATAAATCAGAATACATAGAGTCTATATCTTGCGGTTCAAATTCATATTGCGCACCATATAACAAAGTGTTACTATCATCAAAATCTATTTTATTTTCATTAATGTTATAAGAATAGTAAAAATTCAAGTAAGGAGTAGAATATCCAGCTACATCTACATCTGCTATATCTAATGGCTGAGCATAAAGGCAGATTTTACCATCATAAACATTGGAATCGTCAGACGAACCAGTTAATATTTCTTTTGTACTCATTGCATTTATCCCATCTAATTGTATGCCATAAAGACACTGATCTGGAAACAAATCCTTTGTATCTGAGAAAGAAGTTCCCCATGGAATATCCCTAAAAAGAATTTCTTTATCTGTTTTAGCGAACACAGGCGTAACACTTGAAAAAATGGATGTTAAAGCCAAAATCATAACAAATTTTCTTTTCATGTAAAATCCCCCTCTTTAGTATGATATACCTATTTTACCACTCCAAAACGGATAGTGGAATAGGAAATTTGAAAAAAATGAAAATAATACTTGACAGGATTGTTGCTACACACTATAATAGGATTGTAGCAACAAAGAAAGAGAGGTGATATAAATGGCTGCTATGAAAATCGGAACAAAATTAACTGACAATCCAAAAGACTATATGTTAAGGACAAGATTAGACAAGAAAACTCTTCAAAAACTGGATGCTGTTGCACTTGAAAAGGCTACTACAAGGTCTGAAATTGTGAGAATTGGGATTGAAATGCAGTATGATAAAATGTTCCAGAGTGATAAAAAATAAGAGATTCCCGACCGACCAAAGTTAAGAATCTCTTAAATGATTCTGCCACCAAATAGGAGGCTATACAAATTATAACACTGTATGCCTCCTGTTTGCAAATAAAAAATCAAAATTTCACAGGAGGTTTTTAATATATGAACGAAATCACAATTAACACAGCAAACCAGACACCTATTGAGATTGCGCTTGGAATTGATGAAGAGGGCATGACTACTGCAAGAAAACTATATTCATTTTTAGAACTTGCACAAGGACAGTTTTCAAGATGGTGCAAAAGAAATATTATTGAAAATGATTTTGCAATGGAGAATGAAGATTATGTGCGACTCGACATCAATGTCGAGACACCGACAGGTGGCGTTATTCAAAGAGAAGATTATAAACTCTCTGCCAGCTTTGCAAAGAAACTTTCCATGCAATCAAAGAGTGTCAAAGGTGAACAAGCCAGACAATATTTTCTCAAAGTAGAGGACAAATTAAAAGAAACAGTTCGCCACCCAGTACCAATGACCATCCCCGAACAGATTCAGCTTCTAGCACAGGGAAACGTAGAACTGAATAAGCGGATTGACGATATCCAGACAGAGTTTGAGACTTTGAAAATGGATTTGCCGATTCTCCCGATTGAAGCGGAGAAAATCACGGAAGCAGTAAAGAGAAAAGGAACGCTGGTGCTTGGCGGTAAGGAATCCAATGCTTACAATAGCCGTTCCATTCGTCAGAAAATTTACAGTAACATTCATTCCAATCTGCGCTACCAGTTCCAGGTAAAAAGCTACAAGGCAATTAAGAGAAGCCAAGTAGAACAGGCAGTCAAGATTATTGGAGAATACAAACCGCCAGTTTTCTTGAAGAATGAGATTGATACAGAAAACGCACAGCAGAGATTCTTTTAATTAGATTTTTACAGGGATACACAGGAGGAAAATAAAATGACAAAGGCTGAATTACAGAAAACAATCGACGAACTGAACGCAGATAACAACGAGTGCTTAGTGCTTCTGGACGAGTATATGTACAGACAGAGAATCATTGAAAATCTTATCAATTTGAAAGACCTGTCAAAATTAAAGGGAATGTATCTCTTTACCAAACAGTTAATCGGGAAAGCGTGATCGTATGGCAAGCAGAATCCAGTTCAATGACTTTCAGAAGAAGAGCGTGTACGCCAAGTGCAACGGAAAATGTGCAATATGCGGTAAACCTGTCAAATTCAAGAAAATGACAATCGACCACATTACACCGCTGTCCCGGGGCGGCACCAATGATATTAAGAATCTGCAACTTGCGTGTAAGCGCTGCAACAGCATGAAGAGCAACATGACAATGGATGATATGATGGGGCAGATTTCCGAGATTTTGAAGTATAACCGCAAACAGAAGTTGATTAGAGTGTTGGGAGGAATTGTGGAATGAATTACTATAAGACAGAGATTATTAATCTCGTACAGAATTGTGATAATAGCCACTGGCTGGAAGTGATTTATACGTTTGTAAAAAGATTATTGAAATGATACTATAATATACTGAATGATACTTTCGCCGTATGTTATAATATAAAATCATAATAAGCAAATTTTAAAGCGTTTACCTTTCGGGGTAGGCGCTTTTTTGTTGCCAAAAAAAGGAGGGCGCGTTTTTGCGTTGTCCTTTTTCCACAGCCTAAAAAATAGTAGCGTAAGAAAGGTGGAAAAGTATGTACGAATTGGTTGAGCTGAGAAATGATGAGGTTTTTACAAATAGCAAAGTAATTGCAGAAGGAACTGGAAATAAGCATTCAGCTGTGCAGGCGATTATTTCTAAGTATTCTAATGATATTGAAGAATTTGGAGCACTCCGATTTGAAATTAGAGTGCTAAAACATGAACATTATAGGGGCGCAACACATGAAAAAATATATTTTCTCAATGAAGAACAAGCTACTTTTATAATTACTCTTTTAAGAAATTCAAAAGTTGTTGTTAAATTTAAAAAAGAGCTGGTTAGGCAATTCTACTCCATGAGAAAGTTTTTATTGGAAAAACAATCTAAGCAATGGAATACTACCAGGATAGATAATAAAACAAATAGATTGAAAGAAACGGATGTAATTAAGCTATTGGTTAGTTATGCAAGAGAACAAGGAAGCAAAAATTCAGATAAACTATATTTGGTTTATACGAGATTAGCTAAAAGCATTATAGGCGGAAAACGAGATGAATTGTCAGTTTTTGATTTAAATAATTTAACACTGATTGAAAGCATTATTCTACAAACTATTAGAATTGATATGTCAATGGGAATGCACTATAAAGAAATTTACAAAGATTGCAAACAGAGGATTGAACGATTTGCAGAAATCACATATCTAACTGAAAATAAAAAGTTAATTATTTAGGTAGGTGAATATATGGCAGAAGTATTTTTAAAAGTGGATGGGGTAGCAATGCCCTGTCCTTCTTCTTTTACATGGGGATTACAGGATATATCGGCGTCAGAATCCGGCAGAACAGACGATACAACCATGCACAAAAACAGAGTTGGACAGAAACGAAAGCTGTCTGTTGGTTGGAATGGCCCAGACTGGGACACTGCTTGCAAAATTATACAGGCGATAAATCCAGAATACATACAGGTCACATATCCAGACTTGCTGTCTGCAAACAAGCACGAAACCAGAACATTTTATGTTGGTGACAGGGATTCCCCTTTTAAGTGCTGGTGGATAGGCAATGAGCGCATGGAAGGACTTAGTTTTGATTTTATCGAGAGGTAAGATATGCGAAATTTATCAACGGAATTTAAAGAACAACAGAATAGCGGGAACCGTAACTATCTGAAATATGCAGATTTTACCTTTACGGACGGAAGCACATTATCCATTACCGACAAAGATTTATGGTCTAATGGTTTTAAATTTGAGGATGCAGTATCGCAAAGCGGTTCTTTTGATATCGGCGCAGCTATCGTAAATAAGCTGACATTGCAGATTAACAACTTTTCTGGCAAGTACACAGATTATATCTGGGACGGAGCGAGAGTTGTTTGCCATATTGGGCTTGAATTATCTGCCAGCATTGAAAAAATCCGTATCTGTACCATGACGGTAACAGATGCCCCATATCAGAACACAGCTATTATTAGCTTAACTTGTGAAGATTCCATGCGATTATTTGATCGTGATTATTCAGAAAGTAAGCTGACTTATCCGGCAACTAGATTACAGATCATCCAGGATGCTTGCGAGGTGTGCGGAGTAACACTGCAATCAACAAGATTTGATAACGATGATTTTGTAATCCAGAATCGACCAGATGATAGCAGCATTACTTTCCGACAGGTAATTGCATGGGTAGCACAGATGGGCTGCCAGTGGGCGAAAACAGATGCATACGGCAGATTATGCCTTGACTGGTACAAAAATGAAGTACCGGAAAATTTTTATAATAAGGCAGAAGTACCATGGAATGATATTGAAGGGAAAGACATCTTAGATACCGCTGGTGCACAGATTATCACTGTTATGCAAAAGGGTATTACAGCCATAGATACGAATGGATTCACACCATGGTTGTATGATGTTGAAATAACAGGCATAAAAGTTGCAGAATACGTTGAAAATTCTTCTAAAAATGAAGCGAAAACATATCAGTCGGGGAAAACTGGCTATGTTATCGAAATCAGTGATAATAAGCTAATTCAAGAGGGCTCCGGGGAGAAAATCTGCCAGATTATCGCAGACAGGTGCGTGGGGCTAAAATTCAGACCATTTACTACAGGCGCATTGACTAATATAGCATGGGAAGCTGGTGACACCATTGAGATTTCCGACAGAAATGGGAAACAGTACAAGAGCTTCCTAACTTCTGTTGCTTTGAATCCAGGCACATTTGAGCAACTTGAATGCAGTGCTAAGAGTGTATCTAGGAATAAGCAGAAACAATACAGCCTTAATCAACAAGTACAGGCAGAAAACAAAAAGAATTTAAGAGATGAACGTACCGCCAGAGAAAAAGCTATAGAGGAGTTGTCTAATCGTTTAGCGGAATCCTCTGGCGTATATACTACCGTAGAGCAACAGCCGGACGGAAGCAATATTTATTATCTTCACAACAAGCCACAGTTATCCGATTCTGATATTGTATGGAAAATGACTGCGGAAGCGTGGGCTGTTTCTACAGATGGCGGACAACATTGGAATGGTGGTATGACTGTTGATGGTGATGTGATTGCCAGAATTCTTAATGCTACAGGTATTAATGCTGACTGGATTAACACGGGAACCATTAAGGCTATTGATAAAGATGGAAACACAACTTTCCTGGTTGATGTAACAACAGGAAGGGTTATTATTAATGCAGATTCTGTACAAATCAAGGGAAAAGATGTTAATGCGATTGCAAAGGAAAAAGCAGAAACAGAAGTAAATAATTTTATAAGCAATACATACACAACCGATATCAATAATTTGCAGTCTCAAATCGATGGACAGATTGAGACTTTTTTTTATGATTATGAACCAACCTTACAGAATATCCCGGCTTCTGGATGGACTACAAACGAAGAACGAAAGAAACATGAGGGTGACTTGTTTTACTGGAAATCCAAGGGATATGCTTACCGTTTTATGCAAGATGGGGCAACATGGAAATGGCAATTGGTGCAAGATACTGATATCACGTTAGCACTTGCCGCCGCAGAAAAAGCACAGGACACAGCAAATCATAAGCGCAGAGTATTCGTAGTTCAGCCAGAACCACCTTATGACATTGGAGACTTATGGACGCAAGGCTCTAATGGTGACTTGATGAGATGTAAGGTTGCCAGAGCAAGCGGCTCTTATTCAGTGGATGATTGGGAAAAGGCTTCAAAGTATACGGATGATAGCTCTTTAGACTTATTTATCAATGGTGTTTTTAAAGATTCACTTAATTCTTTAAAGACGCAGATAGACGGGAAAATTGAGACTTGGTATCAGCCAAACGATCCATCTGTAAAATGGACAAAAACAGAGGAATATCCATGGTGTGATATTGACGGAAACAAGATTCTGGATGAATCCGGGAATGAAATTGTTTTGGTATGGGAATCTGAGAAGGTAGAGCATGAAGGCGATCTTTGGCATAATACCACGGATAACACCCAGTGGATATACAAATCTGGCATCTGGCAACCACAGTCCATACCAAATGAATTGTTGGACAAGATAGACGGTAAATCATCTGTCTATATGGTTCAGCCAAAACCACCATATTACAAAGGCGACTTGTGGGTGACAACCAATAGTGAAGGAAAGGCTTCCCTCAAAACCTCCACTGTAAATCGTGTTGATGGAGATTTTGACGCATCTGATTGGATAGATTTCAAGTATGCAGACAAAGATGATATCAAAAATGCAATTGACAATTACGATACCAGTCTTGGACAGGATGAAGTGTTCAATAAACTCACAAAAGGCGGGACAGAACAGGGAATCTACATCGAGGACGGAAAAGTATATATCAATGCAAAATATATTCTGGCTGGATTGCTTGCCGGTGAGAGAATTAATGGTCGTGGGCTAAAAGTCATTAATGATGACAAGAACGTAACCTTAGAAATCGACAGCAAAGGAAACGTCATCCTAGCTCCAAAAACTTTTTCCTTACAAGGCAAAACAGTAAAGGAAATTGCAGATTCTTCTGCCAGCACCGCAGTTTCTGGACAGACACAAGCCGATATTTTCAACAAACTCACCAATGGCGGCAAGGCACAGGGGATTTACTTGGATGAAAACGGAAATGTCTATGTAAACGGAGAATACGTGCAAGCCAAAGGTATTAAGGTTGTTGATAGCAATGGAAAGACCACTTTTGCTATTGACAAAACTACTGGTGCAGTAACAATAGCAGCTTCACAGTTTACATTAGGAGATAAAAGCGTTACTGATATAGCACAGGAAGAAGCTATAAAACAAGTCCAAGATATTACATCGGACAATATAATCAAAGGGTATTATCTAACAGAACAAAACGTTAAAGATTATTGGTCTACACAAAATGCATATACATATGAGTATGGAGTCCAGGATGTAGATGGCGGTAAAAATGCAATCAAAATAAACGGAACTGGAGCACAATTTGGAACGAAAAATTATAAGCCAATAAAAGTTACTGGAAATTATACTTTTTCGTTTTGGATAAAAACTAGTGTTGCAACACAAGTATATGTGTATCTTGGAAGTAAAACAATATTAAATGCTAAAACTACAACTGAATGGCAAAGACTGCAAGTAACAACAACTTTATCTAGCTTACCAAATGATAGTTTAAACAGTTTGAGAATCTTGACATCATCAGTTGGCTCTAGCGTAAAATATGATACTTATATTTATATGCCAAAACTTGAATACGCTTACACAAATGAGCAAGTGTTCAATATGCTTACAAACAATGGTGCAATAAAGGGCATGTACATGGAAAATGGAGAATTGTATTTTTCATTCACATATGCACATGGCGGCACATTGAAGCTTGGCGGTTCAAATAACGGGAACGGATTGCTTTCCATTCTGGATGCAAGTGGTGCACAGGTTGGATATATTGACAATACAGGTGTTCATTTTAACCAAGGTGAATTTTCTGGAAGTGTAAAGTCACTAACTGGGGAAATTGGAAACTGGCAGATTGATAAAACAAATGGAAAATTAACCTCTGCAAATGGAGCCATTGTACTTGATGCAAAAAACAACATGGTAACCATAAATGGCGTTGATCTAAAAGCAAATGGAAGCGGATTTGTAATTGATGGCGGCATAAAAATCAGAAATCCACTAAGCGGTTTCGGTGATGCTACGAATTTTTTCTGTCTTGAAAATATGGGAAATATTACAGACGGAACACACTTGGGTATTAATTCAGATGGAATGGTTATTAAAGTCCCATCATCTTCTTGGCGTTATAAGTCAATTCGGACAACAGTTAAAGAAGAAGAGCTGGAAGAACTCTATAGGACAAAGGTTGTTTGGGCGAAGTATAAAGAAGGATATCTTGATAAAAACGACAGCAGATACGATAAGTTAATGCCAATGTTTCTTGCAGAGGACATGGAAAGGCGTTTTCCAATTGCAGTAAACCATTTGCCAGATGGAAAGCCAGAGGATTGGAACTACAGAATTATGATCCCATCCATGTTCGCCATGATAAAATTCAATCACGAGAAAATCAAGGAACTCAAATCCGAAAATGAAGAATTAAAATCGGAATTAAAAAACATTAAAGAAGAGCTTGCAGAAATCAAACAATTGTTAAGCAAATCGGTATAAAGAGGGTGAGAAATCATCCTCTTTTTTAGCAGATCAAACATCAAAACCAATAATTAAAGGAGGGTAACAACATGCCGAAATGGACAGAATACACAACAAAAGATACGTTAGCAGATAATGACGAAGTAATGCTGTATGACGCAACTGCGAGAGCGAATAAACGTGGACTAATGAGCAAGTTTTGGGATTATGTCGTTGATAAAATGGCAACGGCTGTGATCGGTAAATTGGAAACCGAAAACAAGACAGTTATCGGGGCGATAAATGCACTAAATAGTGAGACCAAAAAATACATTAGCAGAGCTGAATATATAAAAACCGAAAATAATCGTACTCTATATCGTATTGCACCAATCGTTTCAGATATTAGCGTATTGTGCATTAATAGAACTGGGCTTTATCTTATAACTCTCGGACAAACTGGTGGAGTATTTAATAATGCATCAGTAAAAAAAATATATGAAGGTGGAAATGATGCCAAAATTCAAATTGGTGAGAATAGAAAAAGTATAATTTTTGAATGTGATACATATTCCAATCCTATTTTTATTAGTGTTTTTAAATAACCTTGTATAATTATTATTTTAGTAAAGTAATCGTCAGATTGTCGCCTGATGATAATACCATTCCATGAAGCCATTCAAGAGATTTGCTTTTAAATGTGACTGTTTTAAAATCTGTAGAAACAGATATTAACAGATCATTGTCTTGGAATGAGTGGAAAAAGCTTGTTTCTTAATACAAAATCTTTTTACACGATACCCAATTATTACTTGACTTATAGGCTACAGTGATTTGATTAGTATTAGCAAAAATTGCGCAAGCGTCAGAGCCGTATGTAGAAGGTAAAAAAATTCCAAAAGACCATGCTGGAATTTTCTCACCAGTATTTCCCACGTTAACACTTGTTCCTCCAACACTTAATAATTTTGCCTTAGTTCCATCCGGCATTTGCGTAATTCTCTCGGCAATATTGGGAAGCGAGTCACTATAGAGTTTATTGGAGAAACAAGAAAAAATAACAAAACACTACCAAACATAAAATGAATATGCTATAATCAGCATATCAAAATCGGAACAACAAAAAGGGAGCTGAGTTCCCGACTACCAATCAAAAAACTCAGCTCCAAGCACCACAAAGGGTACAGTATTATTATAGCACAGTACTCTCCCTTTGTGAACCCAAAAGGAGGGTATTTTTTATGGAAAACTTTGCAAACGAATTTGTAAGTAAGTTGGATGGAAAGATTTCAGATGAAGCACTTAGGACAGTATTACAGGAATTGCAAGTGTTTACGTTTAACTACGATATCAGCCAGAGAGAAACGCATGTGGTTCCGTATCAAAGCAATGTCCCAGATTGCTACAGGGTTTACATGGTGGCAAAAAAGATTGAGGGCATGTCTCCAGAATCCATGAAAACCTACAATTTTTATCTCACAGATTTTTTTGAACACATTAACCGACCATTCGAACAGGTTACAACAAATGATATACGGATTTATCTGTACGAAACTCAGAAACGAACAGGGGTCAGCAATCGAACACTGGATGGAAAACGGCTTGTTATAAACACCTTTATGGATTGGTGTTGGAAAGAGGGGTATATTCCAAACAATCCATGCGCAAGTATTAAGCCCATTAAATTTGAGGAAAAGCCAAGAGAGCCACTTAGTAACATGGAACTTGAAATAGTGCGTGATGCTTGCGAAAATTACAGAGATAAAGCGATGATTGAGCTTTTCTACAGTACAGGATGCCGCTTATCTGAAATGGTGAATTTAAAAATTAGTGATATTGATTTCGCTTCAAAAGAGGTTCATTTGTTCGGAAAAGGAAGCAAGCACCGAACATCTTATCTAAACGCAAAAGCGGAATATATGTTAAAAAAATACTTTGAATTGGAACGCTCAAAAGAATCAATATCGGATTCTGTATTTGTGATATTTCGAAAGCCTTATAATGGAATGCACAAAGGAGCAATATATGCGAGAGTAAAGGCTATTCAAAAGCGTTCTGGAATCGAAAGAAGCTTGTTTCCGCACTTACTTAGGCACACAATGGCGACAGATGCCTTAAATAGAGGAATGAACGTTGCGGAAGTAAAAGAAATATTAGGGCATGAAAAGCTTGATACCACAATGATTTATGCTAAAATCAGCCACGATTCTGTGAAATTTAATCATAAGAGATATATTGTATAAAGAGTTTATGCTAAAGAGCATCCCATTTGGGGTGCTTTTTATTATGCACTTTTTAACCCAAACATGAAAGGAGACCATACATGAATATCAATACCTCATTAATTAGCAACAACAACAGCTACGCAGGACAAACACCTCTGTATATTGTCATTCATAATACGGATAATACAGCCAAGACAGCAGACGCTAAGGCACACGCCACCGCACAGCATAATGGCAATTTTCATGGCTATTCAGCCCACGTATTCGTTGACGATAAGTCAGCATACCAAGCCTTGCCGTACAATCGTGGAGCATGGCATGTTGGGGTAGATTACGGCGGTAAACTTTTTGGAACTGTAAATAATCATAATTCCATCGGAATTGAAATGTGTATGAATGCCGGATATAACTACGAAAAAGCATACCAGAATACCGTTGATGTATGCAAGCAATTGATGAAAAAGTACAATATCCCGGCATTCCGAGTAGTGCAGCATTACGATGTGTGCGCTAAGAATTGTCCATCCGTTATCCGTAAAAATGGTGACTGGGATAGATTCAAGAAGCTCATTTCCAGTGAAACCGTGACAGCGCCAACCACAAAGCCGACTGTAAAAGTTGATAAGTATTACCGTGTCCGTAAGACCTGGAAGGATTCCAAGAGCCAGATCGGGGCGTACAAGTCACTCAAAAATGCAAAGAAAGCTTGCAAAGCCGGTTATTCTGTTTTTGACTGGAATGGAAAAGCAGTGTATTCCGTGACAGCAAAGAAAAGTGTAGCCAAGGTAGCAAAAGAGGTAATTAACGGCGAATGGGGAAATGGACAGGACAGAAAAGACCGCCTGGAAGCTGCTGGCTACAATTACACAGAAGTGCAGAATGCAGTAAACAAACTTCTTAAATAACAAAAACACTCCCGGGGTTTTCCCGGGAGCTACTTAAAAATAGTATATTCTTCAAATTCGTTTCTTATTTTTGCAAAGTCTTTTCTTCTGATTGGCACCGTAGTTCCAGAAAACATAAGGAACGAATCGTTTATTTCTTTTACCTCGTCCATGTTTATTATGTAGCTCTGGTGACATCTCAAAAATCTGGAATCTAGTAATTCTTCAATATCGGATAGTTTACATCGTTCCGTATAAACTATACCGCAAGTGCAGTGAATAATGATGTATTTGTTTCGACTCTCAATATATTCGATATTTTGAAATTCCACCCGATGAATAAAGTCTTTTCCTTTTATCATAAGAGTGCTTTTGCTGATATGTTCCAGAGCATGATTGAAAGCAGTATACATTCTGCCGTTTTCAGATCCTTTTATGATATAGTGAACCGGGAGTATATCAAGAGCTTCAAAAACATACTCTTTGTGGGCTGTCCAGAAAATAATATTTCCATCATAGCCATTTAATCTCAATTCCTTTGCAACTTCAATTCCATTTTCTTCTCTCAAAACGATATCCAAAACTACAATATCATACCATTCGCCATCTGCCACATCATCAATAAGTGGCTGTCCTTTATCATACGGAGTAATCAATGCTTTTATATCACCATTTCGTTTGAGAAAATTATTAATCCGATGCATAAATATACCAATCTGGATTTCGTTATCATCACATATTGCAATTCGCATTCAAATCATCCCTTTTCATGTAAAATTCGCCACCAGAGGTGCTAATTTCGCCATTTCTTGTGTAATTGTATATTTTTTGATACAATGTTATTGTAATACATTAAGATGATAGTGTAAAGGGGATGGATTCATGGAGAAACATAAAAAAATTATAATTGTGTTTATACTGATATTCGTGCATGTGCTCTTGATTCAATATGTTTACTTCTGCCCGGAGCGTAGTATTATCTTTGGGAGGGGTAAAACTATCGCAATTGCAAAAACAGAGGTAAAACAGGTTGTCCATGAGCGCTATAAATCCCTCACTGACAAGCATCCAGCCCCTTTATTTCTATCTATTATTATTACGATTTGGAAAAGAGAAAATCATAATATTTACACAAAAAAACTTATAATTCAAAGAAAAATCAGAAGAAACCAGCTTGCCAGGAAAGATTTAAGCGGAAACAATTCTATCCCATTATATGGTTATGAAAACATGATATAATTTAATAAGTAAGAACATATGTTTGTGGTGTTGGGAGGGGTTTACGTGGATTACAAGAAAGAAATTATTGAGATGCTTGAAAATATACATAGCGAAAAGTTTATGAAGTTTTTGTATAACATGATTATTTCATTTAAAAAACAATGGGGCTATTAAAAAAAGCAGGGAGATTAATCCCTGCTCTTTTTGTAAAGAAATTCAATCATGTCGAAAACACTCTTTTTATCAGTGTCACTCAGTTCAAGCAACAGCTTAACATGTTCTATAGATATTGTGTCAGTCATAAGTTTTGGGATAAAATCTGTTTCGGTTTCTAAATTATCTTCCCATCCCATCAAATATGCTGGAGTAGTGCAGAGCGCATCCGCCAATGGCTTTGCATATTCTGCTGGTACCTTGTCAATATCTCCTTTTTCATATCTAAATATAGTAGATCTTGATACGCCCAACTTTTCAGCAAGTTCATCAGCGCTCATACCAAGCTGTTTTCTTCTCTTTTTTATTTGTTCGCCAGTTTTCGACATTTTGTACACCTCCTTTCTGAAATATATAATATCATTAATGTTGCGAAAATGCAACAAAAATAATTGCAAAAATGCGAATTTTTATATTGACAAATGCGACTGCAAGAGGTAATATATAATCACAAAGTCGCATTAATGCTACTAGAAAGGAGGTAACGCTTGTGGTTGTAAATATAGCAAGGCTTAAAGGTAAAATTGTTGAACATGGAAACACACAAGAAGCTGTTGCAAGCGCAATTGGTATGGATAGAAGCACTTTTTACCGTAAACTGAAAGATGGTGGAGAGAAGTTTACAATTGGTGAAATTCACGGAATTGTAAGCGCAGTTCCTTTAAGCAGGGAAGAAGCAATAGATATTTTTTTTACACAGTAGTCGCAATAATGCGACAGGAGGCATTAATGTTAATTCATTTAAAAAAAGCTCTTGATGACAAAGGAATTACAATCAGAGCGTTTGCAAAGGTTCTTGGTGTTGATGAAAGGACTATTCAGAACAAGATAAAGGGAAAAACACCTTTTACGTATCCAGAAGCAGTCCTTTCTAAAAAGGAACTTTTTCCAGAATATGATCTGGAATATCTGTTTAAAGAAGAATAGCAAAAAACTGACAGGAGTGCTGTCCTATCAGTTCTTGCCTAAATTTGTTTACCTTATGTGTTTTGCAGACTGAACGCACTTGTTCAGTCACATAAGCAGCACCAAATGTTTCTTGAAACACTTCGCCACTTACGCAGTTTTAGTTCTGCGATTGAGTAAAAAAAAGATTAGCTGCCCATTAGTTGGCGAATGTAGGAATTTTGTTCAATACGGTGAACGAAATTGCTTAACGTACTTTGGTAACGCAGGTTACTCTGCTTGCAACCTACAATAAGGAACAGGGCAAATTCAAAAGTTTGGTCAAAGCAAACAACTCCTTTCATTGCCCATTATTTGGGTATGAAAGAATTTTAACACATAGGAAAAATATTTTCAACACAAAATGAAATTGAAAATCAGATTAAGAAATGAGTGATAAACACGAACCAGTTAGTACATATTGGAAATTCGGATATCTCAATAAAAGAGTATAACGGTCAGCGAGTGGTTACATTCAAAGATATTGATGCAGTTCACGGCAGACCAGACGGAACGGCAAGAAAGAGATTCAACGACAATCGAAATCACTTTATTGAAGGAGAAGATTTCTTCGTTATAACTCAGCCGTCCGAAATTCGGACGCTTGGTTTGGAAAGACCACAAGGCGGCGTCCCAGAAAAAGTTGTCCTTGCCACAGAACAAGGATATCTAATGTTAGTAAAGTCTTTCACAGACGATTTAGCATGGGATGTTCAGAGACAGCTTGTAAATGGGTACTTTAAAACCAAAGAAACTGTAAAAAGGGCATTGTCACCAGAACTTCAAATGTTACAGGGACTACTTTCACAAATGGTAGAGAAAGAACTTGCCGACAAAGAAAGAGACAGGCAGATTTTAATTGCCAAAGAAACCGCAGATAAAGCTGTTGCAACTACAGAGAACATCAAAGAAGCGGTTAAGCCTGTATTTGATAACTGGCGTTCAGAAATTAATTCTAAATTCAATCGCATACAAAAAGGTGCTGGAGCAGAGTTTAAAATGCTTAGAACAGAAATGTACACAGAATTGGAACGCCGGGCTGGATGTGATCTGAATACAAGATTAAGAAATAAGCGAAAACGCATGGCTGAAAATGGTTGCACCAAAACAGAAATTAATTCACTAAACAAAATGGACGTCATCGATGACGATAAAAAGCTGCGAGAGATTTTCTCCAAAATCGTAACTGAATACGAAATTAAATATTGTGCGTAGAAGAAAGGAAGTGAAATAGATAATGTCAGAAAAAGAAAAAAAATCGTAGAAAAGCTGAAAGAAGCAATTCCTAAGATGTCGGAATTTGATAAAGGCTACATTCTTGGGAAAGTGGAAAGTTTTTCTGATAACAACCTGGAACAAAAAACAGATAAAAAAGAAACTGTTGATTTAGATCAGAAAGGAGACTAATGAAAGTATCAAAAATCGAAATCCAGCAAGTAAATGGCGAATGTGGAATATTTACAGAAATCCTTGTAGATGGTCACAAACTCGAAGGAGTAAGAAGCTTTGAGCTGAAACAGGGAGTTGGAGATTCAGAACCTATTCTTTCCATTGATCTGAATGCTTTAAATTTATCCACGGACTTGCAGATGTTGCAGGTGAACCAGAAAGGTATCGGGGAAATTGAGGGAATCAAGTTTAAAGATTCACCAAGGATGCTGAAATTTCAAACAGAATAGGCTCCCATATCTCAGAGAGCCAAACAGAATTATTTTGAAGCTTTTAAAATGGAACATTGTTTCGGATTTGAACAACATCCAGTTTTGCTTGCATAATTACACTTAATTCGACCTATTGTGTAATTAGGCGTCAAATCATCCAATGATCCAGTATTAATGAGAGAAGCTTCAATGGAATAATTTTTGTTCTGCTTATCGCAGAAACCATTAAATACCAATAATCATCACCTCCACTCTTATAGTGAGTATAACACAAGAAAGGAGAGATTATAAGGAGAAGATGACAATTATCAAATTTAAAAATGGGGAAACAATCGAAATTCCGTGTGTGTTCCCGGATGATATTGTGAAACCAGACATTAGAGATCAACTGATACGTTTGGAATGGGATGACAACGGAAAGCAATATTGCTTGAAATTTAACCCAGTAGATGTGCTCTATGTAAAAGAGATTACACCTTCCTAAAGGAGATTATATCACAGAAAGGAGACTAATGAACGAATTACAGATTTTTAATTCGCCAGAGTTCGGAGATATTCGGACAATAACTATTGATAATGAACCTTGGTTTTGCATGATTGATATATGCAAAGCATTAGAAATTTCAAATCCGAGCCAGGCAAAGACAAGGTTAAATGCAGATGGGGTCATTACAAATGAGGTCATTGATGGTATCGGGAGAAAGCAGAATGCTAACTTTGTAAATGAACCCAATATGTATAAATTGATTTTCCAGAGCAGAAAAGAATCTGCCGAAAGGTTTACAGACTGGGTGACAAGTAAAGTTCTCCCAGAAATTCGAAAGACAGGTTCCTACAGAAAACCATTGACGGTTGCCGAACAAATTCAGATTCTTGCCCAGGGCACAGCAGATCATGAGGAAAGAATCGAAAAACTTGAAAATACAATGACAATTGACTACGGTCAGCAAAAATATCTTGGGGATCTGGTTTCGCTAGTGGTTATTGAAGCGTTGGGCGGAAAGAAATCTAATGCCTACTCAGAAATCGGAAAGAAAGTATTCGCAGAATGTAATCGAGATGTTAAATCTTATTTCGGTGTAAACGCAAGAAACAACATTCCAAAATTAAGATATGAGGAAGCTGTGAAGTACATCAAGGGATGGCAACCGTGTACAAATACAAAAATGCAGATTCGCGATTGCAATTATGATATTAATTCAGAAAGAAAATGAGGGTAAAACAGTGAAAGATATTAAAAGCTACGAATTTTATGGAGATAATCCAGAAATTTTTCATTCTCTTGTAGGTTTTGAAATTGCAGATATTTTGTTCACACATACCAAAGAAGAAAATGAGAATGTAGTTGTTGTGAAGTGTGCAAATAAGCAACATGTTGAAATTGATCTTCTCTTTAAAGAAGATGGAATATTTGTTACTGAACCATTTGCGGTGGATGAAGATCTTACAATTATTGAATAGGGGAGGTGAACAAAGAATGTTAGCAGATGATTACGTTGCTGAAAGGTTATCCGATTATGATTCCAAAATATATCAGTTATATCGCCACAAAAACGGACAGAAGGCAAGCGACCTTGTAGAAAAAGTAAAAAACGAAATTGCCGAATGCGGTCTGTCCGCCACTGAAGCGAAAGGCTTTTTAGAGTACATGAAGATTGTTATTGACGCTCAGTCACATCTTCCCATTCAGAAATAACGGAAGTTTTTATTGTTTCTGCTCCGGGAACATTACCATCATCAATCTCATTTGCGGCATGAAGCATTGAAATTATTTTATGAGAATAAGGATGTTCCTTTCCGCAATTTGGGCACACAACCTTGTCTGTACTTATTCTTTCACTTATATAGTAATCACAATGACAAGTACAGGAAACTTTTAATTTGAGAAACATTTTAACATACCTCCTTTCTGAACACATTATACCATTCAGATGGAGAGAATAAAAGAAAATAGGGAGGAAAAACAATGATTAAATTTGAAAACGGATTAGTTAACATTTCTGGTAAAGGTATTGTTATTCTTTCAGAGTATGCAGTTATTACCCATGAAATTAAAGAGATGTTTGTAAAAGATGGTGGAAAAGAGGAAGAAGTAAAAGAACAGCTCAGACATTCGTTCGATCATGGCCTTATGAACGAGGAAGAACTTGACAAAGAAATCAAGGAAAAGTTCAAACAGGCAGATGCAATTATTCCGATTATTTCGCTTCTGGAAGAAATGCTTAAAACATTTGGAGCAAAAGATAAGGAGGACTAATCATGGGAGAAACCAAAAGCACAGATTATATTCCAGAGAACGCCAATGAGGAATACGCACTTCTGGTTGGAAGGTTAAAGGCATTTGAAGCTTGGGCGAATAGCGTGAACGATTATGATTTCACAAAGAAAATGGCATTTAGAATGCTTGGGCTTGATGCAGAAAAATCAAAGGAGGAAAAGAAAGAATGAAATGCTTTAAAGGCTTTGACAAAGATTTAAAGTGTAGAGATTTCCAGTATGAAATTGGAAAAGAATACACAGAAGAAAAAGCAGACATTTGTAATTGTGGATTCCATGCTTGCGAATTTCCGATGGATGTATTCGGTTATTATCATCCTTCAGATTCCAGATATTGTGAAGTTGAGCTTGAAGAGAATGGCCAGAAATCATCTAATGATAGCAAGAGAGTTGGGAAGAAAATTTCCGTGAAAGCAGAAATTGGAATTGCCGGAATTATCAAAGCTGGCGTTGAATACATCAAAGAGCAAGTTAATTGGGAAGATGATAAGGCAACCAATACCGGAAATCAGTCAGCGGCAACCAATACCGGATATCAGTCAGCGGCAACCAATACCGGAGATCGGTCAGCGGCAACCAATACCGGAGGTTATTCAGCGGCAACCAATACCGGATATCGGTCAGCAGCAACCAATACCGGATATCGGTCAGCGGCAACCAATACCGGATATCAGTCAGCGGCAACCAATACCGGAGATCAGTCAGCGGCAACCAATACCGGAAATCAGTCAGCGGCAACCAATACCGGATATCAGTCAGCGGCAACCAATACCGGAAATCAGTCAGCGGCAACCAATACCGGAGATTATTCAGCGGCAACCAATACCGGAGATTATTCAGCGGCAACCAATACCGGATATCAGTCAGCGGCAACCAATACCGGAGATTATTCAGCAGCAA